CGATTTTCATGGAATCGCCGGTATTGCTGTTGGAAGTGCCGTCGCGCCGCTTGAAATCGGCGGGCAGCGTGCTGGCGACGCCATAAGGGATTTTCGGCTTGCCCGGCTGCGCACCGGTAAACACCGAACCGGAGTACTCCCAGGACTGCTCATACATCCCGAATTCCGGGTTGAACTCATAAACCGGCTTGGCGAAGCGCAAATACTGATTGTTGAGATTATAAATGCCGACGTTGGAGCCGAACGTCTCGCAGTCGGCGTTGTCGCCCGCAGGAGCGTTCCCCCACGTGCCGTCCGACCAGGCTTTGAAGTTGGGGGTGTCGAGCCAACTCGCGTTGTCGGCGCTGGTTTGCACCTGAACGAACCCGGCGTCTCCGGGAAACTCGGGATTAAAACCGAACTCGGTGGGAAACTTCAACTCAACGTAAATACCGCGTGGCGTGCCTAATACGGGAGAATGCATAGTTTTGTCCTTACGATTTTTTTCACTTCTCTTGCCGGATTGCCGGATTGCTGCCGCTTTTGCCGGTTTCGTCTTTACATCCGGCACTACCTCACGACCTCGCCAACCCGCCACCGTCAGCAGTGCCAGAATGGGGAGTACTCCCAGCGTCACCGCCAGCAGCGTGCGCGGGCTGATTTCTTCTTCGTTTTGCCGCTTCATCTCAACTCAGGAAAATTATTTAATTGACACCGGCTATCACTGCGATATACAATATCCACCATGAAACAAGGCTCGTTTTTTCGTCTGCCCGAAACCACGCGCGACAAGCTGCGCCGGTTGGCCGAGCAGGAACGTCGCACCCAGACTGCACAGGTCGAATATCTCATTGAAAAGGAAGCAGAACGCATTCTGCCCAAGGAGACCCCAGTAAATCGTCAATCGAAAATCGTCAATCGTCAATCCGGTTTCACCCTCATCGAACTTTTGGTCGTCATCGCCATCATAGCGATTCTCGCCGCGATCCTGTTCCCGGTTTTTGCCAGAGCGCGAGAAAACGCGCGCCGCGCCAGTTGCCAATCGAACCTGAAGCAGATCGGTTTGGGCATCATGCAATATACGCAGGATTATGATGAGCACACTCCTTTGCGCGATGGTGCGGCTCCTGGCGACGTGTCGGCTTCCAATCCCTACGGTTGGGCGGATGCGATTCAGCCGTATCTTAAAAGCACGCAGATTTATAAATGCCCCAGCGCAACCGGCACCTTTTCCAATGATCCGACACAGGAAGGCTACACGACGTATTTTTACAATACCGGCGTGAATAACATCAGCATGGCGGCGATTGAATATCCTACCCAAACGCTTTTGAATGGCGACGGCAAGGTTGAAAAATCGCGTCACGCCTCCAATGGCTGCATTACCGGTACCACGAGTACTCCCATCACTGACGCCGACGCCGGTCAAGCCGGACAGGGTACATGGGGTGTCAGCGGCACGCCCTGCACCAGTGGCGATTTTGACCCAAATAACGCTATCAATTATCTGGGCGCGGCAGGCGGCGCCGATGCTGCATTTGGCCGCCATCTCGATGGCGCGAATTATAGCTTTGTGGATGGTCATGTGAAGTGGCTTAAAGGCGATCATGTTTCCGGTTCCGGGTCTGCCATCAATGGTTCAACGAAAATTTATAACGCCAACATCAAGGCCGAAGACGCGGGCGGTAAAGCGACTTTCAGCAGAAATTAGTTGGGTTCGCAGATAAACAGCGTTGTCCATTGACGGCTGCACGCAGCGACTTCAAAGCCTGCCGCGTGCAGCGCCTTTTTCCATTCGTCGCGTGTGGCGACACCGTGAAGCGAAGTTACGGCATCGGGAGTACTCAAGAACAATCCGCGCCGCGTGCGCTGGCGAATTTCTCTCAAAAACTCCGGCACGTCCGTTGCCGCGATATGTTCAATGACTTCGATACAAAACGCATAATCGCATATTGGCACAGAGCCGGGTGTTTCGCGCGTTAGACGAAGCCAATCGCGATTCCACAATGTTAAATCCTGCTGCGAAAACTGTTGCGAAATGCTTTGCGCCAGCGCGAAGGCATCGGCGTCCGGTTCGACGCCATAATAACGCGCCACAAAACCAGCGTTCATCATTTGTTCCAAACCATAGCCAATGCCGGTGCCGATTTCTAAAATGTCCAAATCCGGCTGGCCTTTGAGAAGCTCAATCGGCGCGCGATACATTTGTCGGTGCCCGAAGCTGTAGGGCGCGCCGCCGCGCTTTTCATGCTCGCGCGCTTCAAAGCTCGGCGTCGGCTCCCGAACATAACGCGGCGCGTATTCAGTTGGGTTCATCATACATTCCCTCGGTGATAATCGGTTTCTCGTTGCACTCGGCAGCCGCTTTAGCAACGGCCTCGGAGTACTCCAGATAGGGAAATACTTTCAAACCGCTATCGGGCGTGCAGTTCACAACATTGAATCCGGCGCGGTCGAGATAGGGCTTAGCCTCGCCCAGTCTGCGATTGAGGGCTTTGAAAACTTCGGTATTTATCCTCACATCTTCCGGCGTTCTGTTCTGCTCAAAAGCATAATTGGCCTTGCCGGTTTCCATCTTACAGTCGCAGCCCAACAAATACACCGTGCCTGCGCCCAGATACCACAGCATTTTCAATGCTAAAATCATGGTGGACTTATAGCCTTTGATGCCATAAGCATCGGGGGTTTGTGGATTAGTTCCCCACGGAAAATCTGCATCCTCTAAAAACAGCCGCGCATCAAACCATTCTCCGCGATTGAAGAAATATGTGTTGGGCATTTGATGCGTGCGAAACGCACTGTCTTTGAGATTGCCGTTTTTGTCGCGTACGCGCGGAAACACATTACGCCGACCATGCGGCGCGAATTTGGTGATGGTCGGGTCTTTCCAAATCTGTTCGATAAAGCGGCGCGGCGTATCGCCACAAATCCAGTAATTTGGTTTGAATACGGCGGGGCTATTGTTGATTCCCATCGTCACGATGCCGCGCTGATTGAGCAGTGACAAGTCCATGCTGTTTAATGACGGCCCGGCACCAATTAAAAACGCCACGCGCCCCACCAGCACATTGTGCAACGCCGCGCGTTCGCCATCGGCGTGATAGACACGAATGCGCCGTTTATCCGCTGCACCCGATTGTTTTTCATCGCTGGTATTAAGCGGCAACGCCGGTTTATTCGCCACCTTCGGCAACGCCACGCCGGGAGTACTCCCGCCTCTTGCCTCGCGCCCCGCGCCTTTGTTTGCCAACACGCTTTTTACGCTCATATTCTCTCCTTTTCTACTCAAAACGTTTTGAGTGGCCGCGCAGTTGTTGCACAGGCATTGGTCGCGGTCTTTATAATTCACTTCGGCCAACTGGCCGCACGGCTGGCAGAACTCGCCTTTGCACATGCGGCAGTAAAACGCGGGTTTTTCTTTGGTATTCATGCTCTTCGATCCATCACAGGCGCGCGCACTTCGCCTGCATCCTCCGGCACCAAAACGCAAATCTCCACCCGCTCGCTCGCCGCGCGCGGCAGATTCACCAGCTCGTTCCACTTGATTGGCGTGGTGTAGCTGCTCAAATCGTCTCTGGGCGCGTCGCTGTCAATGCGCAGCCACAAGTTCGGAATGACGGCACCCGCCGCATGGAGCTTGCGCAAGCGCGTGGTTTCGTCAATATCCGAGACATCCGAAACCTGAATTGCTTCCCAAATGTTGCCGCCGGTTTCCTGCCCCACGATGATGTATTTCTGGACGTTCACGCATCCGGCGTTTTCGCAGCGTGGGCGCGGCGGCCAGAAATCGCCGTTCACGCCGCCGTCGTCATACACCGTAAAACAAAAGTGATCCCAGACATCCGGCGAATACGGGAGACTGGAAACAGGAATCGGGGCGTAGGCGATGGTCGTGCCATCGTCCGTCAGCGCCAGAAACGGCACACCTTCCGGCTGCGTTTCACTCCGCGTCCAGTAGCCGCCGGCGGGCTGCGCGGCGTCCGCGTTCCATTTCAAAAACGCCGCCAGTTTGTCGGGATCGAGGCCGCGCGAAACCGCATCGGCGCGCGGGAAAGTAAACGCTTCCCGCAGCTCGTCCCAGTAGGAGCAGACTTTCACGAACTCGCCGCTCAAAGCGATTATGCTCCAACTTGCCGACATTTGCGCCACGCCTTCGGCTTCTTCGACGAAGCGCCCGACGCAGTAAATGCGCTCGCTCCCATCTTCCAATGTGCAGCGCGTCAAACGGCGCGCGCGAAAATTCAAACTCGCGTCGCGCAGCGTTTGCCCGTCCGTGACGGCCCAGATCGCGTTCTCGCTTTGCGCCTCTTTGCCGCAGCAAACGAGCTTTTGCCCGCCGGGAATACTCACGCTGCGCAGCCGTTGCCAGCGAGTATCGCTCGCCGCAAACGGCGCGTAATCGAGAGCCGTCCAGCGTCCATCACTCATGCGCGCCAGGTACTGCTTTGCCTCTTCATCGCCGAACGGTTCATTTTGCACCCAGCCGTAGTAATCGCCCTGAAAAACTTCCGCGCAGTTGTCGCCGTGGAAAACCGTGCCGCGCCCGCTGCTGGTGCCTTGTGCCGACAGCGTTTTGAGCGTGTTGTAGAACTGCGCGAATTCGTCGTTGCCGATCGGCGCACCCACGCCGCCGAAAAATTCCGTGAACCAGTGCAGGCGCCCTTCAATCTCTCGCAAACAGCGCCCGCCCGGATGCCCGTTCGTCGAGAGCGGCAGGCCGGGCAGTGCGTCGGCAATCGCAGCAGCGGAATCGTAGCGATGCAGGTGCGAGTGCGTCAGCATCAATTCCGTGCCGTCGCTCAGCGTTCCGCTTGAGCCGCGTTGCAAAATATCGCTCACGTTGGGATACAGCGACGCCTCGCACACCGGCACAAAATCGTTTTGTGAAATGCCGAGCAACACGGCTTTGGCGGGAGTACTCGCCTCCGGCGTGAAATGCCAGTAGGCGCTACGCGTGCCGCGCGTGGTGGCGATGGTACCGCCGAGTCGCGCCTCGCCCGCCGTTTCGCCGACTGTCATCACGTCAAACGCCGAAACCGAAAGCGCGAGCGGATCAATCAAAACCAGCGTCTTTGTCGTTGTGGTATCGAGCCGGTTCAAAACCGCGCCGGGTGCTGGTTGAAAACCTTCGCCAACAGCAAACTCATCGCCGCCGACCGCAATCCGCAAAGCCGACCACGGCCCGCCGTCTGCGCCGGCGTCGCCATCGGAGATATATTGCGACCACGCGCCGACGTGCTGCAAACCGCCGTTGAGCAGCAGCGCGCTGTATTCGTCCCACATGACCGCGCCGGTCAATGACTCCTGCGTTTTGTCGGATGGCCTGCGCCCCACGTCAGCTTCCCAGTCCCAGATATAGTTTTGTCCGTTTTCCTCATACGAAAAACGCGCGGGAACGCTTTGAAGGCCGCGGACAGATAAATAATCCGGCGGCAATGCCCAATCGCGCAGGGCGTTTTCAAGGCGCACCCACAACACCGCGTGAGAAGCAAGCGCCGGCAGTTGGACGGATACGGCGTTTTGCAAAACATCGAGCAAAAGAGCGCCGCTTGGCGCGTCCTGCAAAATCACGCGCCACTGGCCGCGCGCTTCGATGAAGCCGGGATTGGCGCGCTCCCAGCGCGCGAGCGGAGTACTCCCGACCAGCACGCGCGCGAGATCGTCATGCCCCATGAACTCGAACTCCGCGCCGTCGAGAGAGAGATTGGCGGCGTGAATCCAGATCGCGCCCGGCCCGCGCCACCGCCCCTCGTTGTCCGATTCCCACGAGCGTTCGCTCGATTCCCACGCGCTCGGCTGCGCGCCGCAGTACTCCACGCCCGCGAAGGCAAAACCGTCGAGTGGGAGTACTCCCGTGTTCGGCGGGAAGGTGTGGACGAGTTCGGTATCGAGCAGCGGCTTAGGCATCAGGGTTCCAATGATCCGTCACTGTTGATGGTTAAATTTGTGGTGATGTGGTCGGGATGCGAGTTGGAGCCGTCGCCGTAAATCGAGCCGTCCGCGCGCCCCACGACGTTGGCCGACTGGCTGCGCTCGGCGTCATCAGTGGTCACCGGCGAGAGCGTTCCCAGCCGAATCACCATCTGCCGGGTAATCGCCAGTTCGTGCATCAGTTGATCCACGACGGTCTGGCGCGGGCGAATACCTCCGTTTTGCATCTCGGCGCGTAATGTCGCAGTCAGCTCGTCCAGCATCGCTGCAATCACGATATCCGTGCGGCGCGTATCGCCCGGATCGGGCAGCCAGGGCGCGATGCCGGAATACGCGAAGCCACCACTGCCGCCACCGGAACCGCCACTTTCCAGCGCCGCTAATCGCGTCAGAATGCTTCGTTGACGCGCCTGCAAAACCGGCAAAGCGAGAATGACATCACTTTCCGCTTCGCTGGTATTGAGCAAAGTCACGGCATCGGCGCTGCTCGTGACTTTGCCTGCCGTGCCGGTGCCCAGCGCGTTTCGCGTTTCGCTGGTCGCCGCGCTCCATGTCACTACGCCGGTCGTTTCGTTCACCGTGGCAACGGGCGTTATCCAGCCGGTAAAGCCGCTCGGCACAATCAGCGTCTGGTCACCGTCCACCACGTGCAAAACGCCATCGGTAACGATTTGCGCGCCGGCGGGCAAAATCACGGCGAGCGAGGGCGAGCCGGTCATTTGCAGTTTGCCAGCGTCGCCGTCATCAGTGACGAGGCGCCCGTCGCCGGTCAAAACGCCCGCACCAAAGCCCCCGCCTGCGTCGTCAATTTCGGCTTGCAGGTTCGGCAGCCAGAAATTATTCCACCAGGGCACCCAGTTGTCAGTGCTGTTGGTTGTGATTTTGTTATTTGGAGAGAGAGACATAGTTACTCTTCACCACCACCAAAATAAAAATCACTACTCCCCGGCGTTCCATCTCCCCACGGATCGCCAGGCGTCCACAGGCGCCGCACTTTCCCGTCTTCGTCAATGCGCGTGGTCGTGGCGCTCGCGCCATTTCCGATACGCCCTGCGCTCGATTGCAGGCGCGGCGATCCCGCGCCCGGCGGTCTGGCCTGACGGATCAAGTTCTTGTAGATGACATCGTCGTCGTGCGTCGCCATAGTTAAGGTCGCCATAGTTAAAGCACCTCGATAATCTGCATTCGCTTGTCTTCGGCCAGCCGCACCGAAAGTTCCATTTGTGGCCCGTCACCAGCGTTCAGTGCTGCAAAGACAATATCTTCAGTTAAAAACTTGATGGCATTTATCGTTACCAGATCTCCTTCGCGCACGGACGGGTCGTAATCCACCGTGATTTGCGCTGTCCACGGCAGCAATCCCTGGGGCGTGAGAGGGGTAATGTTGAGAAACTCGCGCGCCGCCAGTCGGCAGGCCGCATCGCTTTTGAGTGCTTCGTTCTGCGAAGCGGTGTAGTGATTGGGCGTTCCGGTGTAAAACATCGAATTTTCAAAGCGCGGATCAGTCGCCTGAGGAATGGACTCCGTCGCTTCGAAGGGCTGGCCTGTAAGCGGGTCTTTATCGCCGTAGAACGTTGCCGAGGTGTAGTACTCCCGCGTGTCCTGCATCAGGACGATTCCCCCCGCTTGACCGGCCTTGCGCCGCAAGCGCAGTTTCGAATTCGGTGGCGCAGTCGTGGAATAGGCGAGGTCGGGCCGCACGCGAAAAGCCTTGCGCGTGAGATGGATACCGTCTTCGTTTTCCCAAAGCTCCCAGCGCGGCGCGTGGTCTTTGACCAACTGCTGCATCCATTCCCAGTATTTCGTGCCTGCACTCGGCTTAATGCGAAACGGTTTCCCAACATGGCTCGGCTTGATTTGCGCCAGGTCATCTGTAATCTCACTCGGAATGCCGACATAGCGCGAAAGCGGCAGTCCGCCGTCGCGCGCCAGTGAACGCAGAGCATCGTTCACACGAACTCCGTCACAGGAAAACCGAGCTTCGATTTCAGAATTCAAAAACCCGCTCGCGCCGCCGATTTCGACTTCGACCAAGTCACCGATGCTTGCTGCGGCTTGCAAATATCCACCGTTATCGCTCAGGTCGCTGATCGCCGGGTGCGCATTGGTTGGGATGTAACCACCCTTTTGAATAACGGTGGTTTCCATGGTCGTGGTGTCCATCAGTTCGACATCAGCGGCAAGTCCCGCCAGTGGAATGAGAAGCCGCGATACGTTGTCGGCGTTATGAACGTGCAATTTGCTCAGGCGGCCACGCTTTTTCGTTGCCTGCATCGTAACATCTACGATGTGATTGCCGCTGTTGGCGGCGGGATTAGCGGCCTGGATTTGCGAGTTCCAGTGCTCGGTTTCTTCCTCGTCCACAACTGCCGCGATATATAACTCAACGCCGTAAAACTCCGGCGTGCGCCGGTCGCCTTCGAGCGTGACGACAATTTGATACAGGCCATCCGCCGGCACGCCGCCCCAGACTTTGGGCGCCTGCACTTCGACCAGTTGGGCTGAAAGCGTCGTCCCTTCCGGAGCCAGGCCGTTGATCGAAAACCGTAACTCGTCTTCGTCAAAGGCGAACGGAATCGGGAATGCGGGCGTCCTCGCTTTGCCCGGCGTGTGAAAAACCTCGCCATAAAGCACGCCCCATTTGCCGCCGTCGCTGTGCAATTGGATGTTCCCGCTCAGGCTGTGAGGGCGATACGAAACATCATCCGGCTTGTCTTTTTGCCATTCTTTGTTTTCGTAAATCCTGCGTTCATCGCCGACGTGAATCACGACGTGGCCACTTTCGAGCGGAATAAAAGTAATGTCCACCGGCACGTTCAAAAGGCTGCGCGAGGCTTCCTGTAAAACGAATTGCATCCTCGCGATAATCAGCTCATCTTCGATTTCGCGCTTGCGTTCTGCGTCCGCTGCCGTCAGCCCACGCTTGGATTCTTTTAAATCCTCGATCCTTTGCTCAAGGGCTTTGATGGAAGCGCTCTCCGAGGTCGTCAGTGCCTTGTCGCCTCCGTCACGCTTTTTGGCATCGTTGCGAATTTTCTGGATGTCGAGATGCCAGCCTAAAATAATTTGCTGGTCGTCGGGCGTGAGCCGCCCGCGATCTTTGATTTCTTCCAGTTCCCCACGCAAAGCTTCGGCGTCATCCGCGTCAAGGCGATAATGCACGAAGTCGGCGCTGTTGCCGTCACTGCCGATGATCAGCGAGTACTCCCGCCCCAGCGCAATTTCAAAATCGTGGTCGGCCTGGCCTTTGGGCGGTTCCAGTCGTTTGAGCCGCAGAGCCACACCGCCTTCGATGGGAAGCACGCCAAAAACCGTGACCGGCACGTTCGCGACGCCCAAACCCCAAAAAATGCCTTCCGTGCCGCTCCCGCTCCAGTTGAATGAAGTTTCGAGGTAGCCTGCGCCGCCATCCGCGATCTGCGACAACAGATTTTCAAGAGTTTCAATTTCAGCAACGTCCTCTTCGTCTTTGTTTTCCTTGCCGAGCAATTCGTCCAATTCGTTTTCATACTGGGCGCGGGCGAGAGCGCGGTATTCTTCTTCTTTTGCGCTGGGTGCGTAAAACCAGTCGCGTCCGGCGCGCGTGTTTTTCCACTCGACGGTGTAGTCGCAAATCAGGGCCGGCGGCTTGATGTTCTCGTAGTCGAAACTGCCTTCGGCGTCGAGGGCTTTCTCGTCAATGCCGACCCAGATCAAGCCGCCCAGATCGGCGTATTGATGCACGCTTTGGAAAATCGTGTTTGTATCGCGCCGCCCACCCCTCGCCCGAACACCTCTGGCTCGCGCCAACGCCACCAATTCATTGGTGTAAATTTCGTAATCGAACGCCGGATGAATCACTTCATTGCGATAAAACCGCGCCCGCGGATAATACGGCGTTTTCCAATCAGTCACCTCTCAATCACCTCCTTTTGATAATTCGCCTTTTACTCGCCGGCCGGCAGCGAAATCCACAGCAGCCCGGCATCGTCGCTTTGCCAGCGCGGCAAGCCGGTTTCGTCGCAAATATAAACCGTTCCGTCTTCGGCGACGCTGAGGGAGTAATAGCCCTCACCGGCGTTGGCCGCGACGCGTTTGAGATCTCCGACACCTTCATCGCTGAGTCGCCGTGTCACCAGCGCGCTGCCCCGTCGCGCCAGCGCCAGACGGATATTTTCGATTCTCACCAGTTGCGGCATTTGCACGCTCGCTTCAAAGATCGGCGCAGGCACGGTTTGTCTGACTTCGTCCGGCACCGGATAACCGACTTTGCGCCATGTTCGCTGGGTGTCGAAACTTTCATATTCAAAATATCCATCGTCTTGAAGTACTCCCAAAATTTCGCGTCCGTCCGGCATTAAAACCAGGCTCGGCTCGCTCGCGCCGCGAACAAAGCCGTGCTCGTTCAACGTGCGATGAAACGGCCAGCTATGGCCTCCCTGTATGGCCGTCCGGCTCGGCTGGCCGCCCAATGGCCGCGCCGCGACAATCTCGCCAAAAAAGCCCGCTGCCGTATCCAGCATCCGGCGCACGCCTTCGCGGAAACGGAATTGCCACTCCGGGCGCGTGCTCGCGCCCATGCCCCAGTGATCCTGAATTACCTTGAGCTTTGCGCCCACGGGCACGTTCATTCGATAAACCGGCGACTGCCACTCCTCGATGATGGTCGCCACAATGTCGGTGTAAGAACTGCCGCCGCCCGGAATCAGAATGCCGAACTCGCTGAACTCGGTTCCGCCCAATGTGTAGCTCCACGAAGGATTTTCCGCCGACGTTTCCGCGCCGCCGATAATGGGCGTGGTTATGACTTCTTTTTGAAACGCCCAGGTGAACAATTGCAATCCGCCGGGAAAGCCGATTGACACCATCCCGATGGTGAGTGAAACGGTTTGCTCGAAGAGCACTCTTTCGCCATCCACGATTTGAATGATCCACGTGCCGGTGGCGGAGCGGTTGCCGAAACCGAAAGAAAATAACGGCACCGCCCAGACGAGGGCGCGCTTGTATTGAAACTGCCCCGCCAGTGCGGTGTTGGGCAGCGTGCCGTCGGACTTGGTTGATTTCCATTCGGTAAATGCCATCGCTTTGGTTGAGATTTTGTCGGATGCTGCCGGTAAGATAAAATTTCAGATTATGGAAAACAAGAATAACGGTGCGCTGCTAATGACTGCATTGAGCCTGCTGTTTTTCGCTGCGATTGCTTTTATCATCATTCAATTCATGTACAACGGGCCAGCAGAAAACGAGGCCACCAATAGTCTCGGCACTCAGCTTTCTGAAAAACGCGCGCGGGGTGAATAGTCATGAAAAATAATAAAAGTAACTATTTGCTGGTTATCGGACTGAGCCTGCTCTTTTTGGCTGCGGCTGCTTTTGTTACTGTGCAGTTCGGTTTTAATAGACACGCGGAAAATGAAGCGACTAATAGCCTTTCGATTCAGCTTGCGGAAAATAGAGCGCGTTAAGTAATCATTTTTCCCATTTCAATAGGTAGGCATCGGCGTCATGGCCGCGTGATGCCGGTTGCGGTGTGCAATGTCAGCCGGACGGTTCGGGATTTTTACGTTCACAATGGTTTCTCCATTCCTTTGATGGGTGTACTGTGGCTGTTCCTTAGCTCTGACCTCTCTTAGCCACTGCTCATCTTTCCGGCGCTGTTCGCGCTGCCATCTGGGATCGAGGCCGCGATTATACAGCCCTTTCGCTTTTAACTCCTCGTCACGCGCGCGCATCCCTTCCGCCGAATGCGGATCGGGCAGTTGTCTTCGCTGCTCTTCGCGTGCGGCTATCGCTTCAGCCGAATTCGGGTTGTAAATCTGCACATCGCGTTTGCGGGCAAGGTTGCGATAATTTTCAGCAGCGATGCGCTTTGATTCAGCTTCGGTTTCCAAATCGATGATGTCCTGATCGTCCCACGTCCAGGCGTTTTCTCGATTCAATTTGTCGGCCTGAGCCTGTAATTTGTTTGCGTCCTCTTCGGCCTGTTGCGCCCGTTCTTCCAGCGTCAGTTTCCGTCCGACATTTTCCTTCGCACGCTTTTCGGATAGCTTGCTACCAAAATCTCCTTCCTCTGCAATTTTTTCAGCCGGACGGTTGTACAGCATATTTGCGCCCTCACGCAGCGTCACAGCGGCTCCGATCAAAAGCGCTGCCGGTGGGTTAAACGCGGCCAGTGCCGCCGCGCCCAGCCCGACGCCCAACCCCGCCGCCATGCTCTCGCCCTGCGATTTTCCCAGCACTTTCAGGTCTTCGTACACACCGACACCGGCGAAAGCACCGGTCAAAGCGCCACCGGCGGCCGCGCCAACCGAAGTGCGGCCCAGCAGCCCTTTGAGTCCTTTTGAGTTTTTCGCGGCAGTGGCGATCTGACTTTCCCACGCCTTGACCACGTCGCGCGCAGCGAAGCGACCCGTTAGAGTGTCACGGTAGCGACCGTATCCCAAAAACTGATATCGGCTGGCGGCGCCCGGCAGATTCGTGGCGGAGGTTCCGCCCGTTATCAGCGGGCGCCCCAGAAAGTCGCGTGCCCTGCCCAATGCTCCCGCAAAACGTCCACCGCGCGCGGTGGCGGCTGCATCCGCCGTTTTCGCCGCTGCCGCCGAAGCATCGCGCGCCGCGTTCAAAGCCGTCTGCGCGTTGGCCTGCGCCGCGTTCAGCCCGGTGCGCGCGTTGCGAAGCGTCGCAATTCTCTTTTCCGCTTCGAGAACCTTTTGCGCCGCATCCGCTGCTTTAGCCGCCGCCGCCGCCTCGCCTTTGGTACCGACGGCGGCTTGCGCCGCCTTGGACGCAACAGAGGCTTTGCCGCGTGCCGTGTCCAGCGCCACCATCGCGCGCGAAAGACTTTTGCTGGTGACGATGCGTGCTTTTTCGATCTGGGTGATTTTTGCCGCTGCCTGAAGTTCTGCCGCCGACGCAGCAGCGGCTTTTCCGGTTTGGGTTGCCAATGTGCCTTTGGCCGCTGCCGCCGCGGTCGCCGCGTCACCAGCAGCGCCGATGGCAGCGCCTTCTTTTCCTGCGACAACCGTTTTTGCGGCTTCGGCGGCGGCGTCGGATTTGGTGGCAAGTTCCAAAGTTTTTTTCGCCGCCGCCGTGGTTTTTAGGATGTGGTTCAGTTTGATATACGCGCCGGCGATAATCGCGGCCCCGCTTCCAATCCCGGCGAGAATTAACCCGGTTTTGACCAGTTCGGGATTGTTCCTGACAAACTTCGTCGTCGCGTCCGTTATTCCCGTCAAATCGCTGATCAGGCCGGTGCCGTCGGCAGAAAGGATTTCGCCGAGGGCGTCGCCCAACTGAAAAACCGCGCTTGAAAGGTTGGAAACCTGTCCGGGAAAGGTCTTGGACGCTTCCATCATCGCGCCGCCGTACAATTCCCGGAAACCTTTCAAAAGCGCATCCACGCCGACATCACTCTTGATGGTGTAGGTGCCTTCCATCAACTTTTGTTTTTGTTCGTCGGTCAGGCGCAGTTGCTTTTGGAGAATAGCCAGAGCATTGATGCCGCGATCGCCCAGCTGATTGATTTCCTCCATCGAAATCCGGCCTTTGCTTTTCATCTGGCCGATGGCACGAGAAATCCCCATGAAATCTTCGGTGCCGCCGCCGCTGCCCGAAGTCGCATCACCGATATCCCGCAGCGTTCCCATCAACTCTTCGGCCTTGAATCCGACGGCCGAAAGCCGTTGTGCGCCTTTGACGGATTCTTTGAACGAAAACGGCGAAGTGCGGTCAAACTGGCGCAGTTCCTCGATTTTGGCTTTGGCGGCATTCATGCTGCCGAGGGTTTTTGAGAACCCGATTTCGGCCATCTGAATTTCGCCGTGCGCTTTCAGCGAGGCAAGGCCCAGCGCGCCCAGCCCGGCAGCACCGGCAGTCCCTAACGCCAAAAGGCGGTCGCTGAGCCGGTCGGCGCGGCCTTCTGCAGTCGCCATGTCGCCGCCGATGGCGCGCAAGTCGCCGCGCAAGCCGGAAACGCCTTCCTGTATAAATCGGGTGACGACGGTATCGATGGCCATGGATTAGGAAAAAGTGAGTGCGGCGAGTAGCGTTATCCGTCTTCTTTCATCAGTGCTTGGGTGATTTTCTCGGCTTGAAGTTGCCTCGCCCATTCCGGTGCCGCAGCTTCAAGTTTGGCGAGTTTGTGAACGGCTTCGCGGGCTTCGGGAGTACTCAGGTCGTTGCTGGTGACATACTCCACCCAATAAGCGACAAAGCCGCTTTTAACAAGCAGATCATGAAAGGCGGCTTCCCAGCGCGAATGCGCCGTGACGAGGTTAAGTTCCCTTGATTCCGGCGTCGCACTCTCGTCTTTTGTGCCCCACGTCGCGGTAAGAATCGCTAGTGTCAAGCGGCGATTGTCCGGTCCGCTCACTTCGTCTTTCAGCAGCCATTCTACAGTCGCGTCATCCAACATCTTGCCGTCGCCAGCGCGCACGCCGTAGCGCAAAAGCAATCGCTCGCGGTTGAGTTCATCGAGTTCCGAAGTCGAGGACTTCATACCGCGCAACTTCGGATCGGGGTGATCGAGCGGATAATACTGCTCGATGTTTTCATAGCGGTGCATGGCAAAGCTGGGAATCGTTCCGTAGTAAACGGTGCCGCCCAAACCCTCATGCTCGAATGTTTTTAGTGTCGACAAGTCCGGCTGTCGTCCCTGTCTTTCCTGCACGCGCTCGCGGATTTCTTCCAGCGAAAGGACTTTTTTTTCTTCGTTCATGGCAATGTTAGGTGGGCGTCGGGCCTTGCTCGCTCAAAGTAAAGGAAAGTTCACTGTTTTGTTGGAACTGGTGATTGATGTTGCGTGAGGTCACCACAAAGCGCTTGCCGATGGCGTCCGGCTCACCGCTGACAGCCATTTCGCCGCTGAGCGCCGCTGTCGCTTTGCAATCGAAAACTTCGCCGCGATTGAAGCGCGCCACGAACGCTGCACGCGCGGCGTCATCGTCGCCGACAACGCGCGTTGTCACATTCCACGTCAGGCGCGAGCGGACATCGACATCAACGTCCATCGCAGGCGGGCCGCCAATCGGAGTCGAATCGTATTCAACTAATTCGCCCCCACCGCCCTGTACGCCGTTGGCGTGCGTCAACACGCCGCCGACGTTGAGAATAATGTTTGTGTCCTTCATGGTTTCAGACATTATTTACCACCATCCTTTTTCACGATTGTTGCCGCTGAATCGGGTGCCTGGTGAAACTCTTCAATCGGCGTGATTTTGAATCGGCGCCGGGCAGCGGCTTCTGCAACTTTCGGCATGAGTTCGTCCGGCACATCGGCCAGCCCCGCGCCAAAACCGCGCGGGTTGCCGTCCTTGTCGTAAACCGTCACGACTTTTTCCAAAATGACTTTGGGCATGAGTACTCCTTAATCAAGTAAAGTGTCGGTCGTGCAGGTCAAATTGATTGGCCTGTTGAATTCAACGCCGTCCAACTCCAGCGCGTCGGCACTTTCTCTGATATTAAAAACGCCCAACCCGATGAGGGTTTGCCGCTCGGTTGGGCTGGATAAAATCTGGCGGATGATGCTCGCCACTTTCGCGGTTTCATCGGCCTTAGCGCCTTTTTCATCGCTTTTTACATCGATGGTCACACGGTGGTATTCCTCCATCACGCGACCATCGTCGGAATCGAATTCATGCGGCGGGTTTTCATCGGCCCCGGTGTAAAGCAAAACTTTGATGCTGCCCGCTATTTTCTCGGTGCCTTTGGGCGCGGCAAACTTGAGACTGCGCCGCGGCAAGCGCGCTTTAAACGGCGCGGCGGCCAGGCGTCCTTCCAGCCAGGCCAACAGCACGGTTTTCAAATTGTTGGTTGCGTCCGTCCCCGCTGCCCAAGCCATCAATCTCCAATGATTCCACGCTGCGCATCGCGGCTCAATCTTTTCAGCTGTCCGCGCGTCTTTTTTTCCAGTGCCGGCGCCGGATGCATTTCCAGATTGTGTCCGCCCTTTTTCGAGCGTCCTTTCATGTTCAGGCGCGGCCCGGCGTACAGTGCTTTCGGGCCGTTACCGATGTTGTAGCCGACTTCCACGCTCTGCCCTTTGATGCGTCCACCAATCGAACGGCGCATCCGTCCGGTGATCGGTAAATTCGTCACGTTGGTGAGCTGGTCGTCGTGAACTTCACGCAAGCCTTCGACGAGGACGGCTTTGCTTTCACGACGCAACTTTTGAGTTTGCCCGCGCACCGCGCGAATACGGCGGCGATATTTTTCCGAAACTTTGGCCATATCTCACCACTTCTTCGTCACCCTGACGCTCTGCGAATACAGTTCACCGAGGCTCGGCGCGCCATCGGCGCCCGATCCCGCGCCTTCAGATTTGATCAGCGCACTCGCCCAGTCCAGCAGCTTTTCCAATCGCTGATTGCCCTGAATTCTGTCCTGATCGCTATCGCGGTCGTAGCTCTGGTCGTTGGAATCAATGCTCTTATTGATTTCCGAGCGCCCGTAGCTCAAAACTGCGCCGTCATACAGCGCGTTGCCTTTGGCGATCCATCCATCGCGCGTGGCTTGCAGCACAGATGCAAAACGCTCGTTGATGAAGCCGGCGACGGTGTCATAGCCGCAAACCTTCAAAAGCGGCACTGACACCTCGGCGTCGGCGATCGGCAACACATTTTCCGTCAGCCAATCGAGCGTCGCCTGCTTTTGCGCCTCATCGCCCAGCTCGGGGCTGACGACATCCTCGCCCAGATCGCCGGGTTCGAGTTGTGCCGCCTGATAGAGCCGCTCTGCCGTGATCGCCATGATTGATTATTTCAACAGCTCGCGGATTTTCTTGACGGTTGCCGGGCCGATACTGGGCAACGCTTCCAAATCCTTGTCGCTCGCCGCCGCCACCGCATCGAGCGTGTCGTAACCGGCGGCGGTCAGGCTTTCGAGCACGTCACCGCCCAGCGATTCCAATGCGACCAGAGGCGGCGTGTGCGTGTCCGGCTGCAACACTGGCGCGCTTTTGAGAACGTCCAGTTCGGCGCGGGCTTGGTCGCGCTCCTGAATCAGACGCACGATGAACTGCTGGCCGTCTTCTTCGCTGTGGCGCTCAATGCCCAACTGCCCGGAAACAATGGCGGCGACGGCTTCAAAAGCATCCGGATACGGTGCGCCGGGAGTACTCCCACCTTCGCCGCTCACATCCCACTCGCCTTCGATGAGGCCGCGCGCTTGCAGGCTGTCATGAAGCGCGGGCGTCAGCACGGCGGCAAACGCAGCCTCGTCGCCTGGCTTATAAGTTTCGGTGCCATGCCGCAGGCCGGTTAAAATTTTCGGTTCGTTCATGATGTCCTTTTAGTAAAGTTTCAGGAAAACGACCGGCGTAACTTTAGGAAGTCACGCCGGTGTCGATCACGTCCACTCTGCTCTCGTCGGGAACCGGCAAAACATTGCTTTGCGCTTCCACGACCAGCGAGCGCCCGCCGTTGTCGGCTTCGGGGAAAACGGCCACGCCGTTCACATCAATCTGTGCTTCGGGCACCTGGCGCGAAAGCGAAACGGCGCGCGCCACGGGGGCGAATGCCGCGTTGCCGATGCGACGATCCGAGGGGATGGCCGCGATCTTGGAAACCGGCCACTTCTTGGTGCGCGTGGTGGCGATACCGCCATCGGAGAACACATCCACCGTGTCTTCCACCAGAAAAAACTGGAACGGCGAAGCCGTGTCCTGCGATACGCGATCCGAAAGGTTCGCCAGGCTCATCGCCGCGCCGCCGGCCAAAGTCGGCGCATCGGCGAGAATCGCCAGCAAAGGCGGGTAGCGCAGCGCCACGCCTGCCAGCGGCCCGACTTTATCCACCGCGTCGCGCAGCCAGGCGATGAACAGATTGTAAGCGTTCACGCCCGCGTCGTTCCAGGCGGTCGTGGCGGTCTGCATTCGCGCGGTGTCCAGTTGAAAGTCGGCGTCGTAGGTCTCGCCGGTTTCCGGGTCGCGCACGGTGATCTTGCCGGAAGTCCACGCCTGGAACGCATCGAGTTCGAGGCGGCGATAATTGGCCGCCGCCAAGCCTTCGGTGCGCGCCGGGACATCCGCCTTGATCTGGTCGCGGATGAGCGTTTCGGTTCCGGCAAAGCGCTCGACCAAACGCTGCATTTCGCGTTCGTCAATGCGGAAGTTCGACTCGATCGGCACCATCTCCAGATTGCGAGAGTCGGGCGTTTTGAGCGGAATGCGGCGACCGCGCTGATCCCACTCGCGCCGGTCGGCGGCGGGGCGGTAATCGAGCGAAACCAGATTGCGCAAATCCACGCTCGGCACGTCCTTGCGCGGGAAAAACTGATCCCACAGCAAGCGCCCGTTGTCGTTGGGCGAAACGGTTTGCGCCAGAACGGTCAGCGCGGCAGGCGAGAGCTCCTCGGCCTGATCAATCCACGAAAAAGTAGACATTTTCAATACTCCTTAAAATTTTCCGGGTTGTGCCGCGCTTAAGTGCGGGTCAAAACCAGCTTCGATCCGGCAGCATCGAAAGCCGCGATTTCATTGGCGCTGTAAGCGCGACCCAGCACGTCTTCGGCGATGTCGCGGTTCACCTGCGCGATGGTCGCCACCGCCACCGGCGCCACGCCGGTATTGGCGCCGAGCGTGGTATTGGTCGGGCCTTTGTCCACGATCTGGTTGCCGCCCACGCTCACGCCGAAAATGAATTCGCCCGAGGTGCCGTCCGCGAGGGTGCCGTCTTTCTTGAACGGGACGCCGGGCTTGAGGCGCCCGAATGCGTCCACTTCAGCGGTCGTGAGTTCGCTGATATCAGCTCGCACCGACGCAGTTTGAATGTCCCCGATAAAGGGAGACGCGTGGCTCAGGCCGCCACTGGTTTTCTTTACGTTAATCATCACTGCCTCCAAAAAGCTGCGCTCCAAAAGCGTCAGCCGGTTTTCCGCTATCCGGTTTTCATGTTCAATCGTTCTTCGAGCGACGGGCCGGACGGTTCCTGCGCTTTGTGACGTTCTTCGGCGGTCTTGCGAATCTTGTCGAACACGTTGCCCGCGCCACTGGTTCCGCCGCTGCCCTGCTGCACGTGCCGCGCGCCGGGAGTACTCTCGCTCGCGCCGCCGGACTTAATCGAATCGGCCAGCGCCGGAAAAACTTCGCTCACGACTTCTTTCAGCGCCTTGCGCGTTTCGACGCCTTTTTCATCCTTGCTCACGACGTAGGCGACCGGCACGTCCTTGCCGTCCTGCTTTTCGGTCTTGACTTCGTATTGCCAATCGTCCACGCCTTTCAAAGCCGAAAACTTGGCCGGATCGTATCCGGCGGCGGCGGCGGCCTTGTCACGCAGTTCGGTCTTGGTGCGCTGCTCTTCGCGGCCTTTGAACTCATCGCGCTCGGCTACCAAGGCGCTCACATCCTCCGGCTTTTTGATTCCCGATTCATCGAGCTTGCGCCACGCCGCCAGTTCCGCAGCATCGGCCTGGGCTTGCTTGCTGTCGGGCAACTGCGCTTTGAGGCGTCCGATTTCCTGCACTTTGGCATCGCGGTCGGCTTCCAGACGGGCGTTGCGACCGGCGAGTACTTCCAGGGCTTTGGCCTGATCGCCGTTGACGGAATTCGCCGCTAAAACTTCGGCGACAACCGCCTGGGCAATGGCCTTGAAATCGGGTTGATGGACAGACTGCGGGTTTTGGGACTGGGAGGAGTTTTGGGACTGGTTGCCGTTATCGGCGTTGCCGCCTTGGGCGTTGTCGGACTGATCGCCGTTTTGATTGTTTTCGCCACCGGCAGAACTTCCACCGCCAGCGGCGGCTCCATCGGGGCTAAAGAAAACGGTCGGGGAATGACTGAGGAAACGACTGAGGGAATGACGGTTCATATTCTACTCCTGTGGAAATTGGTTTGTCAAGAGCTACTAATTAAACTCGCGATTATCGTGTTGCAAAATTAACTACAAAAACAAAAACGCCCGCATCCAAAGCACGCGGGCCACTTGGCCGGAGTACTCTTGATGCGGGCGGCGGGTAACTTTGCGATCCGTTAAACGAGGCCCTTTATGTAGTTGTGATTTACGGCTTTTTCAAGTCGGCAAACCCGCTCTTCCGGCTTGCGCCATGACTTACGGCATCCTGCCTCCTGAGCGTTTCACGGAATTTCTCCGCGCCCGCGCGCACGTTCGGATCATCGCTTTTTTGCAGATGCCCGAACGTGCGCACGAGGAGCTGTTTAAGTTGCGTGCATTCATGGCACATCGTCACCCCTCCCGAGCTCCCGGCGCAGCTTTTTCATGGCTCTGTTTGCCGAGCGCTCGTCCTCTTGCGTCCACTCGATTTCCTCCGCCACATGGCTGGTAATATCAAAGCCGGGACTATCAGCGGGCGCCACCGGTTTTGTGGGCGATGATTGTTTGGTGTCGTTCATTTTGCTTTGCTCCATGTCTTACTTATTTTACAACAACTTCGTTCTCATCTAAATACGCGTTCAAAATTTTTGAATGCAGACTACTCGGATCGGTATCGAATTCTACGCGTGTTTCAATGCCGTTTTCTTTCCACCACTTTGGCCCGTCTTCGGCCAACATTAAATCATGCAAGTCTTGAGCGCCTTTGAGTGAATCCGGCAGCCTTCGTTTCTGATCAGCGGTCAATCGAGCATTGAATCCCAATCGCGGCCAAGTGTAATAGCCGTTAAATTCGGGATCGCCCGGATAGCCTTGAGCGAGCGTTTTGATACGCCGAATTCCCAGCTCGCGCGCCGCCCTGACTTGTGTGGCGAAGACCCTGACGCCCATGCCTTGAAAAGCAGTTGGTTTTTTCTCGAAGCCGATATTGTTGAGAAATAAGCCGTCAGCGTCCACTTCCAGCGACCGGAACATCGTGCCTTCCAGAAGGTCGTCATGCTCCGTGCTGATGACGATGCTTTGGCCGGTATGCTTCACGCGCACTCGTGATCCATTCGGCGCACCCACTAAATCGGCCCACTCCCGTTGCGCCAGTTCTCTTCCGAAATGCTTGCGCGAAAATTCATGGATTTTACTCTCGTTATCAAGTTTCACATCGACAGACCCGCCGAAATGCTTCGTTGAAATCGGGTCCTGATCACCTTCGCCCCGCTTGCGGAAAATCTTGTCGCACTTGCATTTGCGCCGGCACCGCCGCGCGCCCGGATGCGGCGAACTCCCGCGCGGCACCCAGCCCTTTGCAGCCCAGTAAAGGCAATCCTCACACGAATCCTGCGCGTGGCGAACGGAACGCTCCTCATCCAGTCCAAGCCGCTCGGCTTCCAAATCCTTAAAAACGTAAAACGTGTGCCGTCCGGCCTGCGAGTATTGCTCGACGCGCGCCGTGAACCGGCCATCTAGAGGCAGGCCGTTTTCAATCTGGACAGCAAATTCGCGCAGATATTTGTACTCCTGCTTGACCAAAGAACCAATGCGGCCATAGTCACTCTGCCCAAGCGCGTGCCAGCCGCCTTTGGCCGCCGCCGCGTTTGCCAGATGAACGCGCGCGATGTTTTGCTCCATCGCGCGTTGCCACTGTGCGATAGAGATTTCCCGATTGCGAAGCTGCTCGGCAAGAGTGCGAACTTGCTTGCTCTTGTTTTCAAGGTACTCGTCAATGACGCGCCGCACTTCCGTGCGCGGCACGAAGCGGCCTTTATTCGGGCCGTTCAGCCAGTAGTATTGGCCGGTGGCGTCGTTAAAGCCGAACTGCGGCGTGATCAGACTGCGGCGCGTCGCCATCAGAGTTTTTCGACGTGAAACGGGCCGTCCACACCGCGCTGGAATTCCGCCGCTGCATAAAGCGCGCCGCGCACCATGCGTTCGGCCTCCAACGAATCGGATGAGGGTTCACGCCAATCCGACACAGCGCGTAAATAGCCGGTGGCGACTTCACAGCCCGACCCGATGGCTTCATAACCACGTTCGATTTCATACACCGCCAGTTCGCTATCCAGCAGAAAAAGGGACGCTTGAAAAGCGATGAGCAAGTGAGAAGAACTGACAATTTTCGGCTCTCCTGCGTCTGCTTTATCAGGCGCCCATCGCTTGAATTCTTCGAGTTTTGCCGCAAGTGCCGGAACAAAATCAGCGCACAGATAATCCATTGGATCATCGTAACCGGAAGCATCAGGAAACGTAAAAGAGTACTCCATGATCTGCGCGACGCGCGGCGCACCCGAAATGCCGATGAGCATTTCGCCGCCGGCAAACTTCTCACGAAACATTTTCCGGTTCTTCATGCGAACGCGCGTCTCGCCAAAAGATACCGCGCCGTCCGCGCCCATCCACACTTCGCCGTTTTGCACCACGCCGACAATACAGCTCATAAAGATTCCTCAACTAATTTCGTTTGCCCCTGCTGAAAACACGCCGGGCACTCCAATCGCGCCGCGCCTTCGATCAATGCCTCGTCGCTGTCGGGATCGGCGCGCTCCAAATCAAGCGGCCACACGGCCACCCAGCGATGCGCGCACACGCCGCACGCGACCAGCGACGTGACCCAGCCGCCTTCGGCTTCGCGCATGTCGTCTCGAATGGACTCGCTGAGTTCGCTCATTGCAAAAATCGCATTGCTTGCATTGGGTCAGCAACCATCAATACGTCCCACTCTTTCCATTCACCCACGCCCATATCGCGGCGCGGATGTGGATCGTAAACGATTTCTCCGTCAAGGCACACAACGGAATGCAAGCCGTCATGTCGCGGGCTTTGCGCTGCTAAAAGCGCATAGCCGCGCGGCTTCCACCCATCGTATTTGAAAGTCACAATGTAAAATCCACGCGGCAGCAAAAACTCTTGGTTTAGGCGCTCGGTGTATTGCAGCCAACCATCATCGTTATGCTTATCCAATTCCTGCGGCGTAGCTTGCGGCACTTCGTCTAAAGCGACCTCAAAAAGAGAGGCAAGACAAGCGGCGAAGCAGTTACCATCCGTGCCACTAAGCCGCGTCTGCTCAACTGGTTTCATTATTCTCCTTTGTCTTCTTCGAACATCCGTTTACTTTGGATTTAGGTTAAAGCTGGACACGACGGTAAATACCACCGCTCATCGGGAAAAGCATGGCGGCCAAATTTCTTTTCAACGTTGAGATCAATCAGGCCACGGCGCTTATCACAACCCATCTCCAATAACTTTCGCGTGATCTGGACATCCTGCAAACAATAATCGATAACCTGGCCAAAGTGCCCGCGCTGCCAAAGTTCAGGAGCGAGCGCACCGTTGCCGCTCTTGCCGTAACCAAGATTGCTCTGCGCTAAATTCCCCAAAGACAAACCCTTTGACGAAACCCCCTGGGTGTACTCCTCTGGCTCTCCAGCCGCCCGACGAACTTTTCGAAGAAGATCATAAGTCGTTGTGATGTCGATGTTGTTGGCGCGGCAAAGAGCATCATCAAAGGAAAGCGAATTGAAGCCGATAATATGCTCGCGCTCTTTGATCAAGGCTCGAAATTCATCCAGATTATCGGGAAGGAAAACGCGATAGCGATCTTCCCGATAATCGTAAACGCCGATACAGGAAATCCCCATATTGGCATGATCGTCCCAGCCTCTGCAGTAATTCAAATCGTCTTCGGGTTCACCTTTGGACGGGATACAGTTGATAATTTCGCAGTCGTAAATAATGGCGCTGTTACCGTTCATTCGCTCTTTTCTCCGTCCAACAACGTCTTGAATTTTTTCGGCGCGTTTTCCCGCCAATCATCCGCCGCATCTTCGGCGAACGCTTCCATCGCCTCGGCGCTCGTCATTTCGTCCAATTCGGCCTCGGTGCGGCGAATTGCTTTGCCGCGCGCTTTCACGGGTTTAACGATCCCCGGCTTTTCTTCGCTCGTTTCTTTATTCGGCATTATTTGCATCCTCCACAAAATCACTTCGCGCCATCGCCGCGGCGCGCTCTTCGTCCACGCCCGCTTCAAGGGCGGCTTCTTCGACGCCCGCGCCAGCCGCGCTCCACAACTGCGCGATGGTCGCCTGGTTCTTCTTCCATTCCTGCGATGACTCCTGCTCACCCTGCAATTTTTGCTGCTCTCCATCTAAATCTTCGATTCCAAGCATGGATTGCGCGGTTTCCCGCGAGATCATTCCGCCTTCGTGCAGTTCCAGCAAAGCGCGCTTTTCATCCGGCGTCATCGGCCCGGGATCGAGGCGGCAGTCCACGCGCACGCGCAGCTCCTTGAACCGTTTCAAGCTGTCTTTATCATCGGCGAGAAACGCGGCCAAGAGCAGCACCGCGCGCAGCCGGGAGCGGAGTACGCCCTCGATCTTCGGCTTGGTTTTCAAAAGGCTTTGCACGAAGTCGGCGCGCGCCTGCACGCGGGAAACCGCCGAAGCCGTCGCATCGCCGGAAATCAAAACGTGGAGTTGCGAAACGGCCTGATAAAAGCCGCGCTCGAAGCGCTCGGCGGCGGTGATGAGCGGCTCGGGCGAAACCGGATCGCTGATAATGACCGCGCCGTTGGCAATTTTCTCGTTGCCGGTATCATCTCTGTAAACAATGCCGGTTAAAAAATTCGCGGCGTCGGCGCCGACTTCCAAAGCCGCCGCTTCCAGCCGGTAACCTTCGGCCTTGCTCGTATCAGACACCTGCACCTGCGGGCGCTGCAAGTTGATGTAGTTGCGCTCGCGAAAACCGGCCAGATCGCCATTCTTCAAAATCATCGAATTGATGACGTTGAGCGCGTTTTGCAGTTTGTGCGCGGCGGGCGAAATCAACGACGGCAGTTCGGCGACATCCACGTACAATTCGCCGCCCAGATCCTGAATCGCCTCACCACCCTCGACGATCACGTCCTCTTCGAGAATGCGAATCACGGTTTGGCCCGCGGCGTTCACAAAGGAGATTTCGACGCGCTCGACTTCGACTTCCTTGCCGTCGCGCAGCACGTTTTCTTTGTAAACGAAGATTGAAACCGGCTGCATGGTCGCGCGCTCGACGTGAACCGTCGCGCTTTCGGGCGCCGGGCATTCCATGTAAATCGCGTCCAGTGCGCTCTTCCAATCACTGTTTTTCAGGAGCCTTCCGTCTTCGCGCAAAAGACCTGACGGCACCCACACGCGCAGCGCCGCGCGCCCGGTAGCGATCAGTTGGGCTGCGAATTCTCCCAGCACTTCATGGCCGCCCTGCGCATCCCACCACGCGCCCACGGCGGCGTTGGTTTCTTCGATGTCGCGCGCTTCTTCGGGCGCCATTTCCTCGTCTTCTTTTAATGCGCGCGCCAGCACGTATTCGAACGCCGGCTCGTGCCCGACGACGCCATCCACATGGCGACGCGTCGCTTCCTCGATCAGTGGCTGCGGCACGAACATGCGCGCGAGTTCTTCTTCAACCACGGCGCGGTTCTCGGCGTCGAGCGGTGGGCGCGTCCCGGCCCAGGCGTCCATGTTCTGCCAGTAATCGCCGTCCAGATACCGGAGCGTGGTTTTCGCGCCGGGCGAAAGCGCGGGCACGAGCGCCTTGGCGTCATCGGTTTTGGTGAGTTCGTTCGGGTTCATGGAATGAATTTTTTATCGCCTTGATTGAATGTTATGTTGATGCGCGCTGCGCCAGTTCGTCATGCCGCGCCCGCTGGTCGAAGGCGGAATATTCGTTTTAGGCAACGGTTCCGGTTCGTCATACAGCGTTTGAATCACGGCGTCGGCGGCATCCGTCGAGCGGTGCAGCCGTTTTTTCACGTCGTCTTTGCTTTCGACTTTGATTCGTTCGCGCCCTGCCTCTTTCCACTTGGGCGCGCTCAAATCGCCCGTCAGCCGGTCATCGGGCGGCAGCGCCCAGTTCTCGCCATACTGAGGATCGAGCATCTCGCGCATCGTCCACCACGCCCAACTCCGCAAATCGGCAAACCCGAACTCGCCGCTCCGATCCGTTTTCTCGCGCCCGCGTCGGTCTTTCAGTGGCTGCGTCGCGCCTGCTACAAAGCCCAGCACGTTACTAAACCCCAACCGGCGCAAGTGACTCACGGTTCCCGATCCCACGCCGATGGCATCCACCACGCAGCGCAGATTCTTGTTGTCGTCCATCACGCGCGCCGCGCGGTCGCCGATCTTAAGCGGGTCGCTCGACGTCTCGTAAACCAGATTGTCAATCGCCTTTTTCACATTTCCCTGTTGCACATCAAACAATTTCGCCAATGCCGAAGGATCGCCACCCGCGCCTACATCCACGCCGAGCGCCTCGAGTACTCCCGGCTTGCCTGCCTCATCCCATTCCTTCCACCGCTCCTGCGCCGCTTCGATCCACGACAGCGGAATCACCGTGTCTTCTTCCTCCGAAGCGAAGTTGCCGAGTACTCTCCGTTGATAAAGCGAGCTTTCTTCGCCCCACTGCGCTTTACGCTGCTCGGCCCACTCCTGCGACACGCGCCGCGCCCGGATCGTTTCTTCGAGCGTGACCGCCCGCGCCCACCAGTCTTCGAAACCGGCCTTCTTCGACTGGATGTCGTAGAACCGCCCGAACGGATCACCGGGAGTACTCACCGCGAGGGCATACGCTTCGCCGGGCAAGTCGCCCCCTGCCGTCGAGAACGCGCCCTCGGCGGCATCGAACGTCGCGTCGGGAATCGTTTTCGACTCGTCAAACAAATAAAACAAACAATCCGCGTGCGCGCCCTCAATGTATTCCGGCACGTCCGACGCCACGGCGAACGCTTCGCCGGTCGAGAGTTTCAAGTTCAGCTTTTGCAACTCCAACCGCTCATCAAACGGAGCGCGCCCGATTTTCTCCCAGCGCAGTTTTCGCGACCATTTGTGGATTTCGGGCCAGAGGAACTTCGTGAGCTGTCGCCAAGCGGAGGCGGTAGTGGCGATCTTCCAGTCTTCGCCGTCACGCGTCAAAGCGAACCAAAGCACGCCCCACGCCGACAGCGAGGTTTTACCCAGACCATGCGGACCGCGCACGCACACGCGCCGCCGCAACGGGAATTCTTCCATGATTTCATTCTGGTAAAAGGACGGCCCTTCGCCGTCCTTCCACGCGATGCAATCATGGACAAACCCTGCCCAGTTGTGGCGATACCGAGTTTTAAAGGTGCTGTGAATCGGCGCGCTCGTGCTTTGACGCCGCCGCCGCTCAAGTTCCGCCTGCGCCCGAATCTGCAATGTCGTCATGAGGATTCAGTGCGCCCGCTTCGTTTCCCGCTCCTTCGGTCAGTCCCAGAACTTTGTAAATGCTCTCGCCTTTCGACAATCGCAAAAGCTGTTCTTCGCTTAAAGTACTCAGGTCAATATATTTCACGATGTCCGACTCGCCGCCCAGCATTTTCTGTGCGGCCAGCAAGCGCGCCACGCTATTCAAGTTCCAGCGCACCGGCTCAATAATCGTCGTGCCGCCGCTCCCGCCGCTGGTGACTTTGGCCAGCGGAAAGTCCAGCATCTTCTCGACCTTCTCCACCAGCCGCTCGCGGACTGTGAACAAGCGATCCTCCAAAGCCTGCTGGCGCTCGCGCAGGCGCTCCTCGCTTTGCTGCTGTTGCCACACGTCCCACGCCGCCGCGCGCTCACGCCACCGCCATTTTTCAAAAACCTGATGCCACGCGCCCGACGCCTGGCTTTGCTTTTCTTTGCCTTTCTTTGCCTGAATCGTGTTGTAAGCCGCCACCAGCGAACGGGACGGCCCCAGCATCAACCACACGTGAAACCACTCGTAATGATGTTTTTTTTCGCCGGGCTGCCTCTCCCAGACCGGAATATTCTGCTCGCTCTGCGCCTCCATAAATCACCAACAAAAAATTCTCGACTTCCCTTGAACCTTCATCCGAAGCTGCTTAATATGGCAGCCATGAATACAACTACCACCAACCCGCCCGATATTGAAGTCCTCGCCGCCCGCGTCCGACTTTGCAAAAAGACCGTTGCCGACTACAAGCGCGGTCATGCGCTCGGTCATGTTTCCTACGACGATCTCGCCGCCGCAGGCAAAGAACTTTCCGCTGCCATGTTCGAGTACTCCCAGGCGAAGTTTCCAAACGTCAAGCCGCGCCGTATTCCGTATCAGGCGATCATTCGCTGACACCTTCTTCGCCTTCTTCCACGCTCAAATCCCCGAATTCGGTTGCTCCCAGAATATCGGGGATTTTTTGTGGATCGCCTTTATAAAAGACCTGAACGTACTGATGCGTTCGTCCCAACTTGCGATATTTTCCAAACTGCGCGTTCACGCGGATCGGCAGGCTGCCGAACGGCGTGAGCAGAATCGCGTCGTTGTAATACGAGCAGCCCGCGCTCGTAAACGCCTCGACGGTATCTTCAATAAACGGCAATAAGCAGCCCTTGTGCTCGCCTTCTTTGGGATCGCGGCACGAGCCGATCACGAAGCACGCGAAGCGATTTTCTTTCAGGCGCGCGGCGGCGGCGTGGATAATGGCGCGATATCCCGCGCGAAAGTCGGCATAGTCCATGCGCGACAAGTCGCGCGGATCGTCGGAGTAGATCTCCAGCCCCGCATACGGCGGGCAGGAAAAAATATAATCAGCCTGCCAGTCCGCGCCGATGCCTTCCTGCTGCGTCAGAAGTGATTCGAGCTGCGTACTGTCGCCGTTGATCCACGTCGGCTCATGAGCGATGCCGCGCTCGCCCCATGCCTCTTTAACGCGAGGCCACGTTTCTATGTTCGCGCTGATTTGCTTCGGGTTCAAGTCAAGACCGACATACTCGCGTCCCAGCAATGCGGCCATCGCTCCGCGCGTCACGCCGCCCGAAAACGGATCGAGTACTTTGCCGCCTTCAGGACAAAACCAGCGATAAGCCAATTCGCACAGGACGGGATCGAAGCCGCTCGTGCCGTGCAAAACGTTCATGCCGCGCTTTTTGGCTTCTTCGATGATTTCCGGCCAGGACGGAGTACGACCCCATTCCTGAATTAACTGCGTGCGCAGCTCGTACATCGCGGGCGACTGGCAACTGTTGGAATACGTGATGTTGTCGTCGCGCCCGATTTCGCTGAACATCCCAAAGGCGTGCCAGGCGCGCTTGCGCTCCTGCCAGTAGCCCTGCCGCGCATCAAGCACGCTAAAAGGCGGAACGCCAAAGCGCGCAGCGAGCGTAGCTTTGGCCTGCGTTTTCTGCTCCTCGCTGGCCGCGTCCTCGGCGTTCTGCTGCTGGGATTCCAATTCACTCAGCAGATCGCTTAAAAACGCGTCGTCGTAACCCGTGCCTTCGAGGGTGCCCTGCTCTTCCTGAATCTCTTTCAAAAGCGCGGCGAGTGTGGTCTCATCATCGCTGCCCAGCCGCGCGGTGCGATTGTCGCTCGCCAGCACGCGCAGGGCATGGGCGTCGGAATCGGTTTCGATGATCTCGACGGGAATCTGAGCCATTCCCAATTCGCGCGCCGCCATCACACGGTGGTTGCCGGCGAGGACTTTGCCGCTGCGTTTGTCCACCACCACGCGCCCCCAGAATCCGTTTTGCCGAAACGATTCGATGATGGATTCCAGATCGCCACGATTGGGATTCGCTTCGTGCAGGGACAGCGAATTCGGCTCGCGCATAGCGGTTTCGATGTTGAGGATGCGAATGTCCTGGCTCATAAAATTTCTTCCACTCCGTCAGCATCGCGCAACACATGCACCCGCACGCCGAACAAGGCGGCGAAGCGGTGAAACCGCTCCTGCTTATCGGATAATTTACCCGTCCGGGTTTTGACTTCAATCAGCAACACTCGCGCTTCGCCGGTTGCGGGATCACCCTTGAACGCCGCCAGATCAGGAAAGCCGCACGCCGCGTTCATCCCGTAAACGATGTAGTTCTTCACGTATTTGCCGCGCGCGTCCGTAAAGCCGCCGCCGTTAAAACGCACTACCATGTAACCGTGATAGCGCAGCGTGGCGGCGATGGCGTTCTGGATCGCGCGCTCGGCGGGTTCGGGGCGTTGGAGCTTCAGGGTTTTCATCGCTTTTATGCCTCGTCGCTTTCCCGGCGCCGGTGGCAGTCGCCGATCCAGCCCAGCACTTCGCCGCCCGGCCCAAACATGCGCTTGCCGGAAATCCGCACCGGAGCGCCATTCACGAAACGGTAATGAAACTCGAAATCGCGCTTGTCGGCAACCGCGCTTTTCCACGCCGCCGAAAGTTCTTCGCGGTCATCGGGATGCACCAGGGTTTTCCAGCCCAGGCCCATGAATTCGCCCGGCGCGGCACCCGCCAGGCGAGCCATCGCCGGATTGACGTAGGTGCATAGCCCGTTGGCATCGGTTTCCCAGATACCGACCGCGTCCAGGTTATACATTGCGAGTTGGCGCTGCCCGATGAGGCCGATATTACGATTGGCGACATTGACCTTCTGCTCGATGCGGTTGGCTGCGTCGCGCAGGCTGCCGCCGCCGTTGGGGCGCAGTTCCCGCTCGATGAAGAACAGCGCCTCGCGCAATTTTTTGATGCCCTCGAGCGTCGGCTTGCCGATGAACTTCCAGATCACCGCGCAGGCCGTCAGCACGCCCGCCGCCTGTCCGAGAAAAACAGTGAGCGTCTGCCAGCTTTGGGCATCGAGGTGCAAGTCCATAAACGTAGTTTTTGAGAAAACGTAAAAGTTGAAAATCAACGCCGAAAGAAGGAGTACTCCCGGCGCTGATTTTTGCTCCTTGCCGAAATTACGCGCTCGCTTCCGGCGCATCGCCTTCGGGCACGTCGCCTTCCGGCGTCGCTTCACCGGTTTCGCCGGATTCGGTTTCGCCGCTTTCGGCGGGTAATGTTTCGACAGTGCCGCTCATCGAAGCGCTGATGGCTTTCAGTTCCGCGATTTCGTCGGTCAAGTCAATCTGCGGCGTGTTGGCGTTCTTTTCTTCCAGCGCCGCGATCGTCGCATCAGTGCGCGTTTTGAATCCTTCAAACGCGGTTTTCACTTCGCTAATCGCCTGCTGTAACTGCTGTTCCTGTTCGTTCATCTTTTTCTCCAAATACTGAAATTTTTTGCTATGTGAATAGCCCACGATGGCGTTCAAAATCACGCCGCCGCTGACTAACAAAAGCCCTGCTTCAAGTGGCGTCATTCGTCCACTCGCTCATAGGTCGCTTCGAACGCATCCGGCTTGCAGGGATAATACTGCTCGCCGTTTTGCTCGGTGATAATCCAATCGCCTGGACAGACCATGTGGCCACCCTGCACATCATCAATCCATCCGTGCTCGTGAAAAGTGTGGTTGCACTGATTGCAAATTTCCCTGCCGCTAAAATCAGGAAGTCGAAAGTAGCGCACAACTGCACCTTCGGTGCGTTCGCCCGCAACTATTTTGCTCGCAGGCGGCAAATTATCTTCGGGATGATCGCCGTTCTTAAACCACTGTGTCGCTTCCACGATGATCGGCTTCTTTCTAAATTTCGCCACTTTTCAAACTCCCCTTGCGCGATGATAACGCTGCGCTGCCGTCAAGCGATGCGTGCGATGCTGGCGTTTGCCCGTGCCGTAAAACGCGCGCGGATTGCCGCCCAAACCTTGCGGCTTTTTCAAACTCAATCCAGCTATCAAAGGCGGCATCAATGCCCACGGTTTTCTCTTTGTCATAATTATTGAATCACCACCTTCCCGAATCCATCATCGAACGCTTTCAGTCCGTTGTGCGCGGCCAGTTTCGTCACCGGCAGCCACGCGCGCCCTTCGATGATCTTCGGTTGCGCGGCGACTTCGCGCCCGGTGATCACCACGCTTTGCGCTTCCCGGTTCCAGCCCAATGCAGGCACGCCGTTTTTCTCCTGCCAGGCGCCGCCGATCCAGTGCGCCCACTTCCAGGCCGGTAGCCAGGCGCGGCCTTCGATGAGCGGCACGGTCGCGATTTGCTTCCCGCCCAGCAAGAGCGGCCACATCTGGGCGCCTTCAAGCGGCGCGGGAACCGCCACAGGCGAAACCTCGGCGCCTTTGGCCGTCGCGCCCTGCGGTAACAACGCCGCCCAGTTCACATACAGATAGCGAGAGGAGTTTTTGCGAAAGCGCGCATACACGCCGTTGCCGTTGCGTGATCCGCCCGTGTTGGTATTGCCCTCCACGGTTTTCACGCCCTGCGCGGCGATGTCGGTGACGAGAAAAATATGCGTCGCGTCGTATTTCGAGGCCATCACCAGGCCGCACGCGCCCACTGCGGGAGTACTCCCGATAATCTTTTTGCGCCGCGCCCAGTTCAAAATCTCGTCACACGACGCGCTGCGGTACCAGACCTGATCGCACAGCGTTTTGCCCAGAACCGTGAGCAGGTTCCACGCCTGGAAACTCGCGCACCATGGATAGCCCAGTCCGGGCAAGAGATCGGCGCGCTGATACTCGTCCACGCGCCGCCCGCGATTGGTATTGCCGATCTCGCGCACGCCGACTTCGCCGAGCGCGTTCTGAATGACCGCCTGCACGATGTTCGCACTCATACTCCACCGCCTTTGAAGGCGTCGCCTTGCGTCATGCCTTGCGGCGGCAAAATCGTCGCGAAAAGCTGCTGCGCTTCATCGCTCTCGGTGATGTCTTCGCCCGTTTCGGGGAAAGGTTCGAGCGGCGGCGGCGCGGGAGGAATGAGATTTGTCTGGGGCGATGCGACCGGCGCGCTCACAATCTGCGTTGCCGCTTTAGGCACCGCGTCCGGTTTGGTATCGAGCAGAATTTTCAGGGCGTCCACCGCTGAAATCACCGATTGCGCTTTGTCAATCTGCTTGTTGATTTTCTGCGCCGCCGTCGGCGTTTTGGAAGTTGCTTTTTCGAGCTTGTCGGGCAAGCCGGTATCACGCCAGAAGTTGGTAAAGAGAATTTTCGTTGCGCTCAAAATCACCGTCGCGTTGATTAAAAACCACGAGCCAAAGTTGGCGAGTTGCTCGCCAAAACCACCGCCGCTAATGAAACGAAAGGAGTATTCCTGATTCAAAAGCGTCGCCAAAAGCGCCACGCCAAAGCAAATCACGCCACTGACGATGCGCTTGGTGGTTTGCGGCCAGTGGTGCTGCAAAATGAACGGAATCACCACGACCGGAAGGAGCCAACTTGTGATGAGGTTGAGCAACATTTCCGGCGCGCCGAGCGGCATCGAGGCGGCAGTACTCCCGGCCTCTTGCGCCCACGCTGCGCCGCATGACAAAAACAGCACGAATAGCGCCCACAACATCAACTTCAAATTGGTTTTCATGCTCATCGCTCCCAAGCGTTCACCGCTCCGTCAGATAGCTGTATTGATAATCCGCCCACGCCTCGAACGGCGTGTCGCCAAAGCCGACAACAGCACTGCCGTTCCTGCGGCCTTCCACGCGCCACAGGGCGCTGTCATGGCACAACCGCGCGCGATGCGTCCAGGCCACGAAGCGATAATACGCCGCGCTCCCAAACTCGGCGATGCGTTCTGCGCAACTGTGCCTGTGTTCGTTTTTCATCGCTCGCTCCATCGCTTTAAAATCCCGCTCACTCGACCACTCCACAACGCCTCGACCACTCCACAACGCGCAGTAGCCCCCACACCAGCGTCGATAGCAAAGCGATGAGTACTCCCAGTAGCTCGCGCATGACAACAGGGTAAATCAAAAGGTGCGGGAATTTCATCCCGCACCTTTTCGGACAGACAAAAAGCCACCGCAGAATTAAATCTGTGGTGGCTTTTCTTGATCCCGTAGGGCGTCGGTTGCAGCGATTTGTTCAACACTTAGCTCACCCGCGCCCCGCCACGAAGCCTAACAGTTACCCGAAAAGCCGCGCGGCGGGGTGTCGGTGTGCAGCGCCTTGTTAGCCCGCAGTTTCAAGAGTTGCGCGCCCCTTTTCTGTGACGAAGTAACTGCCCGTGCGATACGAATCCGCCAAGCCGCGCCGTTGCAACGCCCGCGCCGCGCTCAACCATTTCGCCATGCCGTAACCCGCAACCTGACGGCCACACTGGTCTGCGCCCAGCCACTTCAACAACTTTTGCTGATGTTTCGACAATTCCTCAAATTTGATTTCATCCATTTTGGTTCCCACCAAGCCGCGCGCAGCGGCCTAACGCCGAACTCACCCGCCGAAACAGCGCCCGGATTGTTCCGCCTGCTGTAAAGTATCTGCGCTGTTTCGGTCGGGTGCAGTGGTTTGTTAAGCCGCTGTTAATCGGTTTTGGGCGTGATATTTCTCCAACCACACCCACTCGTTTCTGATTTCGATGAGCCGCTCTGTGATGTCAAGGGGTAAACGGAACTCGTCACCCATTGCCGTTTCCGGCAGCGCATCATTACATTTCAAGACCAAGTTGATGGCTGTGTCCAGCGCGTCAATCGCCTTGATTTCCTCCCGTGTCAATTCATCTTCCATTCGATTCTCCTTTGCGCCCAACCAAGCCGCGCGCTGCGGCTTAACAATGTGTTATACCGCAAAATATGGCAGTTTTGCGGTATAACACCGCTATGTCGGAAATTACCGCAAATGTTCCAGAATCCCGGCCTGAAATATTTTCAGCGGGGTCACATCGGGTGGCAGCAATTCCGCCAGCGCGAACATTTCGTCGCTTTCGCGCTGGTCGAGTTTCAAGTATCGCACATACGCCGTCAGCACAGAAACCGGCGGGCGCAGGCGGTCATTTTCATATTTTGACAACGTGCTGTTGTCGTAGCGCGTCCGCCGCGCCATCTCACGCAGGCCGATATTTTTTGCTTTGCGTTTTTCGCGCAGATATTGTCCCAGTGTCATGTCGCGTTCCTCAAAAACTCACTTTGAAAAATCCCAACTGCCCACGCAGTGGCCTAAAAGCCAGCGGCTGCGCGTCTTCGATCACGAAGCCATACGGTCCGAAAAACCAATCCGATTCCGAATCGTCCACGCAATCCACGATTCGCGCTCGACCGACGATGCCGCCCAACTCGAACTCGTTTTTGTTCGGTATCTGCAAGCGAACGCTCGGCTCGCACCATTCCTGCAACGAGCGGTAGCCGTCGGCGTCAAAACTTTTTCCGGCATGGATGAAAAACTCACCGCGAAAGCGCGTCGGCCAGGTGCGATTTTCGACATCCTTGAATCCGTTGGCTATGAGCCAAGCCCACGGCTGGCGGATACTGAGCACCACGCCGGAATGCGCGGTGGCGACCTTCGGCCATTCTAACTCCTGCGTTTCCACCCCGCGCTCGTGGAATAATTCCGCACAAACGCGCCGGTGACAATGGGAGTACTCCCGGCAGCCGCACAACAAAATCACGTTGTGCGTTTCCAGCAGCTTGAAAACTTTCAGCAATCCGCGTGGTGCATCGGCTAATTTAATTGCGCCGCCTTTGTAATGGAGATTGCCCCATTCCGGCAGCGGGCAATAACGCGCTGCGCCCAGCACGCGAAACAAATTATCTTCGTTCCACTCAAACATTCGAGAGCGGCGCATATGGCGAATATCCAAAACCAGTGCATCAATTTTCTCAGCGGCTTGCTTCAGTTGTTCGGGCGTGTGCCCGGAATATCCACAGGTGTAGATGTTGTTCATGGCTTCACAATGCTCCCGTCTCCTAATATGGGCATTACTGCAACACCGCCTTGCAAAGCGCTGTCGCCGTCAGCTTCTCAACGGCATTGCCTGCCATTTTGGTTTTGTCTTTCTTGGTGGTTTTGTCGGGAAACTTGTAGCCGTCCAAACCCATCGCCGCCATGAGTTCATGCGGCTGGAACATCCGCAGCCGAATGTCCATGAGTGCATACACAATTCCGTCGCGCTCAAAGATCGCAATCGGTTCCGGCTGGCACAACCCGAAACGATCTCTGGTTGTCAGAGTTGGCACGGGTGCATCGCACGACACCACGTCCGACTGTCCGTTGTATTGAACAAGAAAGGGTTCGATCAAAGCCAGCTCGCCGCGTTGCGCGCCGGTGATCGTTGGTAACGGCTTGTTCACGTCATGCGCCCGGCTCTCGCCACCACCATGAGTGACGGGAATGATGAACGGCTCGCAGAGCGCCAAATGCCCACCGCCCGCGCAAAGCGTTGGAAGCGGCTCGCCGGTTGAACGCGCGTTGCCGTTGTTGCGCAGCACCACGACGAAAGGTTCGACTAAGGAAATCGCGCCGGCGCATGAAATCGTAGGAATGGGTTGCCCGACATCACGCGGCGCGCTGCATGACTGTTGACCTAAGACAAACTCCACGCCGCCGAATTTTTTCAAACCCGCTTCGATGCGCTTCAGGGTTTTGGGAGCGAGTGGCTTCTTGCGTCCGAAAATAGATTGGCTGGGATACGACCAATCAATGATCTCGCGCGCTGCGCGATAGGGCTGTTGCTCAATCAGATTCGGCGTGGCGCTATGAGTACGCGCCGGCCACAGTGGACGCCGGCGCCGCGAGGCTTGGATGAACAATCTTTCACGCGCGGTCGCCGCGCCAAACCATGCGCTGTTGAGTACTTTGTGATCCACGCGATAGCCCAACGCATCTAAGCAGCCGAGCCAGGCGCGGAACAATTCCCCTTTTCGATGCTTGATCGGCTTGCCTTTTTTGTCCAGCGGCCCCCAGTCTTGAAACTCTTTGACGTTCTCCACGATGATATTTTCAATGCGAAGCGCCTCCGCCCATCTGATGACGTGCCATGCTGAAGCGCGGCTTTGATCCGACATCGGCTTGCCGCCGCGCGCTCGGCTGTGGTGCGTGCATTCGGGCGAAGCCAGCAGGATGTTGAGGCGGCGTGATTTCACAACGTGGCGTGGATCAACGTTGTCGAGGTTCTCGCACAAATGAGAAACGCTCGGATAATTAAGTTGATGCGTAGCGATGGCGGACGGCCAATGATTGATTGCCAGCAGGTCGGGCGTGAGTTGCAGCTCATGGCACGCTTGCAACAGCCCCGACGAAAAACCGCCGGCCCCGCAAAACAAATCGCTTGCTTGCAGAGTACTCACGCCGCCACCTCCGTTTCTCCAAAACCTGCTGCGCGCAAGCCGCGCATTGCCTCGCGCCACGCCTTAACTTCTTCGACCGCCAGATCGAAATACGGCTCGTCCTCAACGCCGCAGCGCGAAAGCCATTCATCTACACTCGACAGCGTGCCGATGCAATCTTTTACCATCTCGCGGTAGTGCCCGATTTCCAGGCGGAGCTTTTCTATCGTTGCCCCGTCCGCTCGCTCCGCTTCCTTCTGTCCCGCCGCCTGCGCTACATCCAGCAGCGCCGCCAACTCGGTTTCAAACAAAGGCCGCGAGCCGGTTTGATCGCGGCCCGGCCCCCAGTTGCGTGCGAATTGCTCGCGCTTGATTTCTAATAGTTCGTGATTGTTCATTTGCTCCTCCTGCTTTTACTGCTCTGGCTGCGCCGCTCGAACGCGGCGCGCTCCTCATCGCTCATCGCCGCGATGCGCCGCTCTCGCTTTTGGTTTTGCAGTTCCCGGTGCCGCGCGACTTTACGCGGCGCTCGCGCAAAGTAGGCAGGCGTGAGACTCTTGGCATATTTGCGAATCTCCAACCACGAACGCGCCGGGCCAAGCTCCGCCACCCGCGCCACAATCTCCTCGCGGATTTGCTGCGCGCGTGCCGTCTTCGCGCCAAAGCCGCGCTTAGGCCAGAACGAGGAATTGATGCATGACGCGATGTAGGCGCGCTGCGGATGCGGCCACTGCCGCCCGTGCTTGACGGCTGCCGCCTCCTTGAACACACCCATGCGGTTGCAGAGTGCGCGCAGCGTCCCGGCATCGCGTCCCGTCAGGGCAACCAATCGCGCTACGTTCGCGCGTGGATAATGCACGCGCAGGAAAACGCGCTCGACGCCGGTTATGCCTTTCACGAAATCGCCCGTCGCGCGAGGATTTCCCTTGCGAGCATCCCGCGCGCGATATGGACGCGGATCGGCGTGCGGACACGGCGCGAGTTGCATCGGCCAATTGCGCTTGAGCCGGCGGCAGAAAATCGGCACTGCATCGTAGGATTGCTCCATCGCCGCTTTGGAGTGCGGGAGCAACTTGCAGTGACGGCAACGCAGGCAGTTGATGGCCTGACCGGGCGCGATAGTTTGTTTTTCGTTCATGCGGCCACTTCCGTATTGCCATATTCGCCGTAATCGAAATCTTCTTCGAGCGCGCGAGTACTTTCCGCACCCAGCATCTCGCGTCCCAGCGGCCCGACTTCGCCGCGCAGGGGCGCGTCCATCGTGTCGCGGATCGGCCAGTGAAACGCGCATCGCCCCGCCGCGCACACCCAGTGGGTTTCAAACGTATCGAACACGGCGGGAATCGCATAGCCCGCGCTGTCGTCGCATTCGCAGCACACGGCCAGCAAACCGCGCCCCCAGCGCCGGCGGTTCCATTGCGCCGCGCGGTAGCCCGGCCCGTCGCGCAGCTCGCCGCTCTGGGCTTTGGCCTGCCACTGTGAATCCTGCCGGCGGCGTTCTGCGTCCTGGCGCCGCGCGAACTCTTGCGCCTGCCCGGCACGCCAGGCGTCCAGAAACTCGCCCGCACTTTTGAAGCCGCAGCGCAGCCCCTCGCGGCGGAGTGCGTCTAAACCAGATGTCGGCACTTCGAGCAGTACTTCGTCCCAGTCCTCAATGGCGTCGAAAAGCTGCGCGTCCGACAACTGCGAAATCGCCGCGACATTACGCGTGCCCTGAATCATGCGCGCCAGCAGCGCCTCACGGTCATGCGCCTCACGGTCATGCGCCTCACGGTCATGCGCCTCACGGTCATGGTTTTCTTCGTGGTGTTGTTCTGCGTGGTTTTCTGCAAAATTACTTGCGTCCATAGGCGCGCTGCTGTGCGGCGCGGGCGCGTAGAATTCGCTCGTTACGCGTTCGTTCAAGGGAATTTCCTCCGTTGTGATTTTTGTGATTGTCTTCGGGCGGCGCGGCCATCACGCGCGCCCAGTGCCCTGCGATCTGCGACAGGTAGGGGCTGCGCCGCCCCTCGCTCGCCCAGCGCCGCCCAAACTCCCCGATAGCCGCAGCGCGCTCTTCGGGTGATGCGTCCGGCAGCGCTTCGCGAACAGTGGCGATGGCCCCGGGCCATTGCTCCCGGTCGCGCTCGGCGGGACGGGACACGTTGACGCAGCACAAGCCCAGTAACGCTTTGGCATCCACCACGTCGGCAGGCGGAGAAAACGCACTGTTTTGAAAATTTTTGGTTTGAGAACTTGTGGTTTGAGATTTTTGTTGCAAGCCATCCGGCGGAGGCGGAGTGTTGCCTTGCGCTTCGCGCCCGCGTGCGAGGTTATTACACACACCACCGCTTTCTATTGATGGTTCATTATGATGGTTCTTATGATGGTTAACGCGCCCGCGTTCCTTATATGCAGAGGTGTTTTCGGTGCGCGATTTTTCACCCTTTAGTGCTGGATTTTTCACCCTTTCCGTGTCGGATTTTTCACCCTTTACGCCATCCAAAGGGTGAAAATCCTTCACCCTTTGGCAAGGGTTAAAGGGTGCAATCATTTCGCCCTTTGGCGCGCGATACGGAGGCTTGCGAACACCGTTGTTGATGTGGATGTGATACTCCGTCCGATGCCCACGTCCGCCGTGTTCGCCCGCAACCGGTTCGATGATTTCGTCGGCTTCCAGTTGCCGCAGAATCATCTGCACATTGCGCTGCGAATAGCCGGTTTTCCACGCCAGATACGGCACGCCTGGAAAGCAGCGTGTACCGTCGTCATGGGCGTGATCCGCCAAAGCGAGCAGCACGTTTTGCTGGTTGGGCGGTAGTTTCAATTCCCAAACCTGCCCCATCAGCTTGGCGCTCATGCCGAACCTCCGTTTTGCCAAAAGATTTCCATGTGCCGCTCGTCGCACAGCAGTTGCAGCAACTGACTGCGACTCAGTTGCAGATGATGAGCGAGAATCTCGGCATCCTGCGGCCAGCGTCGCCACAGGCCGGTCTCGGCCACTGCTTTGGGAACCTCCGGCACGCTGCGGTTCAATTCCTGCCGCTCGTTCACAATCCCAGCTTCTCCATACGCGCGGCTTCACGACGCGAGGCAAAATAACATTCCAGATATTCGCGACGGCGCTGCTGTTCGCGTTTTTTAAGGACGTGGCGCACCACGCTCCAAAACGCGATCACGACTGCGCCGCCAATGATGATCCACCAGAACAACTGACTCGCCCGCGCGCCGCTTTCAGCCAGAAGGCGCGCGCGCTCGGCGTTTTCCAAAAGCATCGGATTCATGGCAATTCCCCTATGGCATCCGCTTTAGCGCCGGCATCCGCTTTAGCGGCACGAATGGCAGCGTGCAGCATCTCCATCGTTTTGCACGATACGCGATAGTTGTTCGCGCCGTTCATGCCGTCGCTGTTGGCGGCTTCGCATGCTTTCAGTAAGAGATCAAACGAATTGCACGCGCGCACGATGAAACGGGCGTTGGCCGCGTCTACCTCCGCGTTGTTCTCGCCACCGGTTTCGGTGTAGGCGACATCATGATTATTTGCACCCAACACCACACCATACGCCGGCAAATCAATTGTCCACGGCGTAGGCGTGTATGGCACAGTAGTCGTGTGTGGCACATTTTTTATTTCGATTTCGGGCATGAATACTCCTTTGTCAAAATTCAAACTCCAAAACATTCGGTGCGTGGTGTGCGGCGTGAGTACTCCCCGCACACCACGCGCCGCATTTCACCGAATCCGAATTGATTTACCGCGCTCACCCAGGCGAGCGAATTCCAAGCACTCGCCGTGCTCCAAAGCCGCGCGAATCATCTCCCTGTCCAATTCACGCCTGGTAAACACAACCGGCACGTCTTCGGGATCGGTTCCTTCATCAATGACCAACGGCACCTTGCCGCCGTTTTGAGCGAGCGTAAATTTGTGGGCTTCGGTTTCGCGCGTGGTGAAGCCGCGCGCTTCAAAGAACCAGCACAAACGCTCTTTCATTCCCGCCACCGCGTTTTCGTCGGCTTGCGCCAAAGCCCGATAACGCGCGGCTTCGGCTTTACGCGCGCTGGCGAGTGCTTCGCGCTCGGCGATCACGGCGGCATAGGCATCGAGTTTTTTATCGATGTCGCCGCCGCTTTCTTCGAGCCACCCGGTAATGACCGTCTCCGCCTCCGGCGTCATTTCGCCGCCGCTTTGCGTCAGGTGCTGGTCGATCAGCGCGTCCAGCGCCCGCGCCTCGTCGTTCAGTTGAAAAATACTTTTGCTCATTTGAATCCTTTTTGAATCCTTTTTTATGGGGTATCTGCTTGCGGGAGCGTTTGCGTTTACTCGTCTTCAAAACTCACCATGCGCGTCGGTTTATCCACCAGCAGGGAGTTGAGTTGGGTTTCGATTTCGCCGAACGCGCCCGACAGGCTCGCGCGCAAGTCCGCCGACCTGCGAAGCGTCTGCGCGTCCACGCCGTTCAGCAATTCGCGCGCGCTGGCAACCAACGCCGCCAGTTCTGCGTCGCCCGTCACGTTCAGCGAATCGAAATCTTCCAGAAACTCGTCGATATTTTCGATCATCGAATTGCGAAAGGTTTTGGCCTTGCCGTCCGCGCCGGGCGCGAGGCGCTCGGTCATGTGCGCCACCATCTCCAGCGTCCGGGCGCGCAGCAAGTCCTGCACGACGCTCTGGGCTTCCTGCCACTGCGCGGCCTGCTTTTGCTTTTGCTCTTCAAAGAGCGCCTGGTCGATCGTTGCCAGCGACTCGGGCACGCCGAACGAAACGTAGTTCCACGAAAGGGAAAACAGGTTTTGCACCTGATCGGCGGGCGGGTAATCGTCTTCGCTGAACAATTCGCGCAGCCTCATGCGCGCGGCTTCGATCAGGTTCGGATACACCGCAACGAAGTTCTCCACGAGCGTTTGGCGTTGTGCGGAAAACTCATCGAGCCGGACGTTCACCTTCGAGATCGAAGTGAGCGGGAGCAGGAACACGCCTTTGCGCAGCACCGAGGGAAGGCACTTGCGCTTGATGTAACTTTTGATTTCGCTATCAAGCGCTCGGATTGCCTTGAGTTCGTTACTGTCGAGCAGGGTTTTCGAAACGCGAATCAAATCTTTATCCGTGTCGGCGGCGACGCAATCGTTGTTGACCTTGCGCGCGTTGCCCATGCGCTTCACGTCAATTTGCAGCAGGATCGCTTTTTCCAGCATGGCCGGCGCGGGTGGGGCCGGAGTCTGCAACGGCGGCAAGCTGCTGTTTGTCCCGTCGTGATGCTGTCCGTTGAGATGCGCAGTTGGCATCAAAACAGGCGGTTCGAGTATGGCGGTTGTTTCGTTCATTCGAGAATCCTTTTTGTCTTGTTTGTCTTGATTTGGCTTTACAGATAGTTGGCGTTCAGCCAGTCCACTTCGGCGGCGAGCGCGGCGGCGCGGCTGGGAAACGGCCCCAGGAGCGGGCCATCCACGGGCGCGAGGTCGGCGATCCACTGCGTGCCGCTGGGTTCGCAGTGCGATGCGCGAGAGATGCGCGCCTCGCCCTCGTTCAGCAGAGCATTGAACTCATCGTCATGCAGCAAAGCGATTGCGCCGCTTTCATCAACGCTGATGAGTAGCTCTTTGGCCGGTCGTGGCGCGCTGGTAGTACTCGCTCGTTTTTTCATCTTTGCTCACCTCACCCAGTGCGTTTTCGATGTCTTTGGTCAGCGCCTTGCAGCCTGCTCCGGCGCAGCCTTTGACGGCGACTTGCGTTTCGCCTGCTTCATCAATCGTGATCTCGATACGCTCGCTCATCGCAGCTCCTTCATCAGCGTCTTGTCAATTTCGCGGAGTTGTTTTTCAATGGTGTTGGCGAGGCTGCAAGTATGTTCGGCAGCTGCCTCGCTGAAGCTCTCCCACGTTTCGTTCAGGCGTGCCACCTGAACCGCCAATGCCAGCGTCGCGGCGGCTTGGGCCGGTGCGCCCTTTGCCTGCAATTCGTCAAAGGTTTTCAAAACCCGTTCGGCGTGTTTGTCCATGATTTTTCTCCTGAATTTTTCAGCGCGTGCAGATGAGCCGGACTTTGCCATCCTGCCCGACGCTTTGCTGCACGCGATAACCCTGCTTGCGCGCCTGCTTCGCCGCGACCTGCACGGCGTAGGACTGGCGCAGCTTTTTACAATCCTGCCCGGCCTTTTCTTCCAGCCCGAAGCCGCCGTGCCAGAAATCCCACAGCAGCGCGTAGCCGGGTTTGCCGTCGCGCCGCGCCACCACGCCGATCTCGTAAGCGCTGGGCTGTCCGGGAATGCGAATCGCGTGCTCGCACTGGCCGAGTTCATGCGCCCCGAAACCGGCGGGCAGCGGATAATCGCCGACGCTGCGGCCATACCACTTGTAGGTTTTCTGGCCGCGCACCAATTCCAATCCCAACTGCGCGCACGCTTTTTCGAGCGCGCTTAAATCCTTGATGTGTAAATCCACCTGAGCGATGTGGCTCATTGTGTTTCTCCTTGTGGTTCTGCCTTTTGTCTTGCCAGATAAACCTCGATGCACTTCTGCAACCGCACATTGGACTGCGCGATTTTCGAGGGCGCAAAGCCTTGCTCGATGAGGCGATCAATTTTTTCGCTACAGCCAGGACAAAACGGGAATCGGGTATAGGCGCTGTCCTCGCACGCTTCACAAATAGCGCCGACCGCAATGGTTCCCTCGTCATTTGCAGAGCGATGCAACGCCATTTCCAACTCGCGTTTTTCGTCTTCCAGATTGGAGATTTCGCCCTCGATGCGGTCGATCTCGTATTCGATATCCTCCTTGGTCATGCGCTCGGCAGTCATCCGGTTTCCTCCTGCAATTGAATGGCGCGCCCACTCGCGGCGAGCGGCGCGGGAGTACTCTTCTCGAGGCGATAAACGCCTGGCTGCGACGCGGAGATGAACCGCCCGCTGGCTGTGCCGCGCAGTTGCTCGATCTGGTCGGCGGCACTGCGCGAAACGGGGACAATGTAGGCGGCGGCTTCGGCCAGCGTGCAGCGCAGCCGGTAGGCGATCTCGCAGCATTGCTTGATTTCCGCGCCCGTCCAGCCGTCGTCGTGGATTTGCTCGCCGAAAGCGTTTTCCGGCAAATCGTATTTGCGCGTGTATAGCCCCCAGATAAGATCACGCTCAGCGGCGGTCGGCAAATCAAAAAAGAAGGTGCCGAACGTAAAGCGCCTGCGAAGCTCCGGTGGCAAAACCGCGATCCGGTTGCACGTCGCGATGAAGAGTACTTTGTCCTGCGCCATCGCTTTGACAACCTTCAAAGCCGTGCGCAGCCGCTGCTCGCTTTCGCCGACGAGCGAGCCTTTCATCGCGCCCAAATCAAGCGCGATCGTCGGCACGCCCGCTTCATTGCCCGTCGCTTTGGCGATCTGGCTTTTGGCGGTTCCGGGCGGGCCGATGCAGATAATCCCCGCCGCGCTGTTGTCCTGCATCCATGACAGCAATGTTCCCAGTTGGTCTTGCGAAACGCCGGAGGTGTCGTGCCCTGCCCCACCGCCCGCGCCCGCGAGCGCCTTTTCGATTTCGTCAATGAAGACAATCGCGCGCGGCGGCGCGGCTCCGGCAATCACGCGCGAAAGAAAAGCCTTGATGTTTTCCACGCCGCCGATGTCGGCAAAGGTTTCGCCGCCGCGCCAGACATTCAGCCCCGGCGTTTGCTCGATGGTCTGGCGCTTGAGTTCCCACAGGCCGGACAAATCCAACCCGTCCGAGGTGAGGTTCATCATCGTGACCTGCTCGGCGGGAAACGCCGCCAGCCCCGCGAGAGCGTCCGTCGCCTGCCCCAGAGTACTCCCATCCGGCTCGGCCAGTTCGGCGGCGGCATAAGCATCTTTGACGATCTGCTCCAATTCGGCATGGATGGGCAGCGGCTCATCCAGCAGCAGCACGTCGTTGGCCAGCTCGGGCGGAAGTTGAACGTCCGGGCAAAGCAAAACGAGCGTTCTCATGTTCTGCTTGAACGCGTCGCGCAGATTCCACACGGCCTGCACCACGATCGCGCTTTCCAAAGCGCGCTGCGCGTTGTGCAGGAAAAGCAACGACTTCGTGGGCAATCGCTCGGCGGCGATCAGCGAGGAAACCGGATCGGTGGCGTCCATCATCTCATCGCCCAGCGTAGCGAGCGCGGTCTGGCCGGATTCGTTAAGACCAGCCAGACCGCGCACCGCGTCCCACTGCAACAGCGGCGGTGCGGATCCGTTGAGGGCGGCGGCAATGCTTTTGATCGTCGCGGCCGAGTCCGGCGTGCGAACGGCAACGAGCGGAGTACTCACCCGGCGCGCAGCGCGGAACTGTTTGAGAAAATCGCTCATGCAGCCTCACCGCCTTCGGCTTCGGCCAGACCTTCGATAAAATCGCCCTGCGCCAGAATCTTCCCCAGTCCCGACAGCGTATAAACCGTATGCCACTCGCCGTTACAGCGCACGCTCAAATGCTTGTCGCCGTCGCGCACGCGCAGCAGCAAGCCGTCCATCTCGAAAACGAACGCCGGACACCCCAACGGGTCGGACGTGCGCTCGAATGGTATACGCTCGAACTCGGTTTTGTTTGAGTCGGCGAGATGCAAAACATTGGCAGCCACGCGCCGCGCCCGCACGCTCGCCGCTTCCATTTCCTGTTCTTCGCGCTCGCGTTTTTCGCGCGCCATGCGCGCTTCTTCTTCGACGTGCGCGGCGACGGCGCGCTGAATGAGACTGAATTTATTGAGGTTCTTCATAGTCCCCGCGCCTCCATTGCGCACAAATCGCGCTCACGCATCAGGCGCGTAAACAAAGCCCCGGCGACAGCCTCGATGCGCTCGTCCAGCAGCATCTCGGCGCGCTCTTCAAAGGTAAAGCCCGTTGGCTCCGGTGTTGATTCCGGCTCCGCTTCCGGCTCCAACCATAACGCGACCTTTTCGGGCGAGCCGTAGTCTTCGGTGGGGGCGGCGACATGGAGCAAGCGCACGATTTCGGGCAGCGCATTCCAGATTTCAGAAGCTAATAAATGACACGCCACTTCTTCCAGATCGTTTTCCAGCACGGCGCGCAACAAACTCCCCGGCGATTGGCATTCGTTAAAATACTTCGTCAGGGAAATTCGCACCCAGTGAGGCACGGTTTCGTTGAACTCGTCCGGCACCTGAAATGTATTCAGTTGAAATGTCGCTGGTTGAACTGTGTTTGATTTTTCGGTTACAATACTCATCAGAATCCTTTTTGTCGTATCCAGCCGCAAGGCTGGCCTTTCGGCGGCTGACGAGAATTGCGCTCTCGTCAGCCGCTTTGTTTTTAGTCGTTGTTTTTTAGTCTTCGTCCTCGTCGTCCGTTTCACTCGTGCTGCGTTGGCTTTGCACGATGGTCAGTTGAAACTCGCTGCCGTCAACCAGGGAAATCACGAGGCCGCGATTGCGCGTGAGAATGCCGGCGTTCTCAAACGTGTCCACGCTTCTGACATTGAGTTCAGCTCCGTCTGAATCCGCATATTCCACCAGATCGCGCAGCAAACTCTCGAACCGTTTTTCTTTCATTAGATTTCACTCCTTCCGGTAGCCGAGGGCAGCCGGCGCGCCTCGGCCAATTCAACCGCTTTTTGCAAAACGGCGATAAAAGTTTTGGTTTCCTCAATGCTGCCGTTCCATGAAGCGGCACTGATCTCAACCGGTTCAATTTGGGCATCAATCACATCACGACGCTGAATCACATCCACCGTGTCGCTCCAGCGGTCGCCGGAACTCCTGAATAGCTTGAAATTGACCGGGATATACGCGCTCGTGCGCTGCTCCCAAATCTCGCCCGCCTGATGATTGCTCAAGTCGGGTTCAGCGGGTGCGGTTTCGTCAGGCGTGGTTTCCTGCATGATTGTGTCCTGCATGATTCTCGTCTCCTCAAATTAGTAGTTGCATTCACCATCATGTCAATGCATGGCTGTCATGTTAAGCAGCTTTAACCACTGGTTCAAGGGAAGTTTCAAAAGATTTCTCAAGAATGTTTTCAAGAATTTCACAGAAATTACTGGAAAATTTGAGCGGCGGCTGGCACTGCTTGAATTGGCAGTGTCGGCTCCAGCCGCCGCTAAAAGGCGCGCTCCGCTTGCACCTTTTCTGCTTCCCGCAATTTCGACCAATACGCCGGCGGGAAAAAATACAGCGCCGGATCGCACTTCAAATGCGCCCCCATGCGGCGGCACAAATTGTCGCTGCCTCCACCGTGAATTTCGGCGCTGCGAATGGTGCGCGGATGGCAATTGACGCGGCGCGCCAAACGTTTCAAACCGCTCGCGCCGCCATACCCCGCCGCCTCGCGCGCTTGCTGCGCGGGAGTACTCCTCATGTTCTTTCACGCTCCTTCGACTTCGCCGATCACAACGCCCGCTTCGTTTTCGATCACGATTTTGTAGCGGCGCGCCTCATGAATTTTGCGGCGCGCGTCTTTGGCTTTTTGCGTAAACACGTCGGCGGCGTGCTGCGCGTCCGAACTGTTCATGCCGCGCGCCGTCAGCACCAGATAAATAATCCCGCCGATCTCGCCCTCAGGCGCATCGCCCGCCAGCTTGTGGCTTTCCGCTTCCACGCGGCTTAAACGTACTTCGATCATAATCTCACTCTCCGTGATAAAATTGTCTTTGCTCACTCTCCGTGAGCCGCCCGTAGCGACTGGTCCTCGCTGCGGGCAATTTTCTTATGCGGGCACCGCCAAAAACTCGTCGCGCCGCGCTTTGTATTCCAGCACGTCGCTTTCCAGCAACAGCACACGCACGCTCTTACCAAAGCAGATTCGTTCGGCCTTCAACTCTCCTTCCTTGATGAGCTGCTGCACCCGTGCGCTGCTCACACCAATCAATACTGCGGCTTGCATAACGCCGATTTTCTTTTGTTTTGCTGGCTGCATTTCCCCTCCTCTTACGTAAATAACGCCTCTTAGGTGTGCGTATGTGACTATTCTAAGCGTTATAAACACACTTGTCAAGTTTTTTGAACTAACTATCATTTATAAGCGTTTATTAGCACTTAATGAGGTGCTGAAATGGCAACGTCCATCCCAGTCCAGAGAATTTTTATGTCACGCAGAACTCCTTCAGGTCGTCGTCCTATGGGTGGAATCGGTGGAAGTGATCGCCTGCCACCTGTCTATGCCTCTGAGGACTTTGTTCAAAAAGTCACTGAACAGGCCGATGCGTCAGGTATGGGCTTTTCGGAATTTGGACGCGAAGCGTTTCAGTTCTATATCGAGCATCGTGGCACCAAACGTGAAAACGAGATCGCCTTCGAGCTGAGCGAGCGCGACATGAGCGAGTTGGCAAAGCTTTCCGACGACGCGCTCAAGCTGGACGACCCCGACTTGTTCGCCAAAATGATCGTGCGCCGGGCGCTGGATTTGGGGCCGGAAGTGGTGCGCGAGTTTCTGCTGGGGCAAGTCAAGCGCGAGGTGGCAGCGCGCGTGGAAGCGGAGAACGAAGCGCGGGCCAACACGCCGACTTCTTCGCGCAAGACGCGCAAAGCGGCTTAGCAATTCAAAACATCATGTCCGCCCCCGCCTGCGATTATTATCCCGATCCGCCGGTATGCGGTTACGAACCGGAGTACTCCCGACCTGCGGATTTATCGTGGATGAAAAGTTGCCTAAAGACGCAACATCGGCCTCGGGTGATACATCGGTCTCAGCCGCAACCTCGGGCCGGAGCAGAGCGGTCGTTGGGAAGCACTCCGCTTTTCCTCGTGCCGCACAGCAGCGCGGCTAACGGGCTGCGCGAAGAGTTTGCGCCGCCGTCGTTAACCGTCATCGCGGGCGGAAAAACCGCCCAAATGAAAGCCCTGGTGGAAGAACCGCGACGCGACGGTGTGGCCGTGGTGGTGGAGTGCGCGGCGGAGCTGGAGTGGGTGTGCCAGGTGTTCAAGCTGGAAGCCAACGAGCGGGCGATTTTGGACGTGGAGCCGCACCTGCGCCGCGTGACGCGCGCAGCCAATCAGCTCACGCGCGAAGCCGCACGCGTACGGCGCAAGCAATTAATGAACGAATCTGACGATAGTTTGTTTTTGGAATTGGAGATGAACAACTCCAATGAGCACTCTGTGCGGATTCCAGTGTTTAACAATCTGGACGCTGCTGTCGAATACCTGAAGCGGCGGCGCGAGAGATAAGTTCGTTTGCATCGGTTCACCGGCAGAACCACTAAGGAGTAAAAAATGCAATGTCCCGCGTGTAAATACATGATGGATTCGTTTGACACCGAATGTCCTCGGTGTCAAGGAAAAGGAATCGCACCGGCTCCCACTGCACCGCCGCCTCCAACTCCCCCGGCGCAAAAGCAGACGCTGCCTCCTGCCCCTCCCGCAGCGCCGACACTTTCACCTGCCCTGAAAAACGTCGGGTTTTGCTACAAATGCGGGGAAAAGATTCATAAAACAGCCGCTCACTGTAGCCACTGTGGGGCCATGCAGGGGAAGCAAGTCGGCGGGTTCCCTTGGGGCAGCGTCATCGGCGGCCTATTTTTGATTCTTTTGGTTGGCGGCGTTCTTTATGGTTTTAAGTTCGCGGGCGGCTTAATTAACAGTGATGGCACGCTGACCGACGACATCAAAGTCACCAGGAAAATCAAAGTCACCAAAGAAGAGCTTCAAGATCAGATTCAATCGGAATACACCAGCGAGCTATTGGCGAAACAAACTGACGTGGAATCAAGCGAAAAGGTATCATGCACGAAGGTTGAGCTGGTGAAGGAGTCTGAAACCGATGTCGCCATCAAATACACCGGTTTTGCCGAGTTGTCCGACAACACCAGTATTGATGTCGTCGTCACCATCGATAAGAGCGACGGAAGCAGAATTTGGAAAACGGGCCGTGGGCGTTCGTAGGGGCATGACGTAGATATAAACGGCCACCGGCAGGCCAGCTTTGGAGAAACCAATATGGATTTCATCGAACAGTTGCAACAACTCGCCAAGCGCATTCCGGCTTTATGCGAGCACTTGCAAACCGAAGAAGCAACCAAAAACGCCCTTGTGATGCCGTTCATCGCCGCTTTGGGTTACGACGTTTTTAATCCGCTTGAAGTCGTTCCCGAACTGAACGCCGACTACGGCACCAAAAAAGGCGAAAAGGTGGATTACGCCATCAAAAAAGACGACAAGATCATCATGCTTTTCGAGTGCAAGCACTGCGGCGGCGATCTTTCCATTGATCATGCTTCCCAACTCTTTCGCTACTTTTCCGTGACCGAAGCGCGCATCGGAGTACTCACCAACGGCATGACGTATCGCTTTTTCACCGATCTGGAATCGCCCAACAAAATGGACGAAAAGCCTTTTTTGGAAGTGAATATGCTGGAGCTAAGCGAGGCGGCGGTCAGTGAACTGAAAAAACTCACCAAGCCTGCGTTCAATTTGGACGAGCTGATGACCTCAGCAGGCGAACTCAAATACACGCGCGAAATCAAGCGCTTGCTGGCCGAGCAGATGGCCGCGCCATCGGAAGAATTTGTGAAGCTGTTCGCTTCCAAGGTTTACAGTGGCGTGCTGACGCAGGGACGTCGCGAGTTTTTTACCGACATCACCAAGCGCAGTTTCAATCAATTGGTCAATGAGCGTATCAATGTACGCCTCAAGTCGGCACTGTCCGCGCCGGGCGATACCGAGCGCGACGCGCCGACCGTCGCAGTAGATGACACGGACAGCGTTACATCCGCATCTGTTGCTGAAGCCGAAGTTTCTACACCCTCGCGCGAAGATCTACTCGAAACCACCGAAGAAGAATTGGAAGGGTTTTACATCGTGAAGTCCATGCTGCGCGATGCCGTCGAACCGTCGCGGATCACGCATCGCGATACGCAAAGCTACATGGGCATTTTGCTGGACGACAATAATCGCAAACCTTTGGCACGTCTTTATTTCAATCGCTCACAAAAACATCTTGGGCTGTTTGACGAGCAGCGAAATGAAGAGCGCCTGCCGATTGACGACTTGAACGACATCTATAAACACGCCGCGAAACTCAAACGCGTACTGGCGTTTTACGAAAAAAGTGCAGAGAGAGGCGACGGTGCCGGAGGCGAAGCGTCTGGCGACAATGATGCGCCGGGCGCTTGAAGAAATCGCAGGAGTCGTTGATTGAGTACAGATATCTAAAAAAGCAAGCACCGGCAGCTTAGCTTTCATGAGTAAAAAATGCAATGTCCCGCGTGCCGTTACATGGTGGACGACTTCGATAAGGAGTGCCCGCGCTGCCACGGCCAGGGTATCGCGCCGCCACCAGAAATGGCTGACCGCAGCCAGGGCGGGAATTTGCCGGGATTTTAATCAGGGACGGGATTTCGTTCAGTCCGGGAGGATTTCGATGAGGAAGATAAAGCTGGTATTGGTGTTCGCGCTGGTGGCGATGGTGAACTGCTCCGCTCCCATTTTTGCCCAAACCGTCAACGACTATTATCAGGCGGCGCAGGCCAAATCCGCACAAGGGGATCACGAAGGCGCCCTCGCTGCCCTCGATACCGCCATCAAGATGAACCCCAAGCTGTGGGAGCTTTACGACGCCCGAGGCAAGCAGTACGCTTACTTGGGCAAACTAAAGGAAGCCTACGACGATTTCACGGCGGCGATCGGAATCAATCCCAACTCCTTCGAATCGTATAGCAATCGTTCCACGATCCTGGCGGACGGGGGGCATTACGCGCTGGCGGTCGCCGACGCCGATGCTGCAATCAAAATCAACCCGAATTTCTCCTCGGCTTACTCAAACCGGGCCCGCGCCGAATCAATGCTCGGCCACTATGAAAAGGCAGTCGCCGATTGTGATCAGGCCATTCTGCTCGATCCCAAAAATACCAACGCCTATAACTCGCGCGGCGCGGCCAACTATAAATTGGAGCGCTACGCGGACGCGATTGCCGATTACAGCAAAGCGATTGAACTTGATCCGGCCTACGCCCTGCCTTACAACAATCGCGGCCTGGCCAAACAGTGGCTGAACGATTACCGCGGGGCGATTGCCGACCACACCAAAGCGATCGAACTCAATCCGAAGTACACCAACGCTTACTATTCGCGGGCTCTTTCCTTTTATCTGTTGCAGGACTGGCAAGCGTCGCTGGCGGACTTTCGACAACTGCTGGCGCGCTCGCCCCAAGGCGCTCTCGCCAAATCCGCACATCATTTCATCTGGATACTGCGCCACCGGCTGATCCCGCCCGACCAGGCGCCCGCCGACAGCCAAAAGGAACGGGAAGCGGCCACTGCGGAATTGAAGAGATTTTTCGCATCCCTACCGGGCTCCGGAGTGCGGGACTGGCCGTCCCGGCTCGCCGATTTTCTCAGCGGGGCACTGACCGAGCAGGAGTTGCTGGCCGCCGCCCGGACCGACGACGAAAAGACGACGCAGGGACAGTTGGGCGAGGCGCATTACTTTGCGGGGCTGAAGCGACTGATCGAAGGCGATCGGGCCGGCGCGATCAAGCAGTGGGAGCGAGCCGTCGCGCTAAAAGCCAAGACCTTTGAATCACGAGCGGCAGCGATTGAGTTGGCGAATGTGCAAAAAGGAAGGGCACAGTAGCTTGGCGATCGCCTTTTGACAAAAAGCCAGACCACAAGCGGTCACCGGCAGGCCGGCGACGATCTTAGGCGTGGAAGTCGGCGGTGGGCGCGTGAACAACATCGGGCTGATGGCGCAGCGCCAGAACGGGATTCTGTTTGGGTTTGGGGCTTCCATCGTGAGCGCCATTGTTTATTTTTTGCTGCAAAACCAGATTAAGCAGAGTGAGTAAAAGCGGCCACCGGCAGGCCAGCGAGTGGGAGAGTTGAGACGATGGCAGAATACAAAATTTCAAGACTATTGACAGTCGGAGTACTGCTAATGCTATTGATCGGCTGTAGTGCCGGTCATCAAGTCATCACGCTGGACGAATATAATCAGGTCAGCGACGGTATGTCCTATTCGCAAGTCGTTTCCATCGTTGGCGAGGACGGCAAGGAAAACTCCAGCAGTACCATGCCGGGTGTTCCCGGCTACACAGAGGCCATCATAACCAAAGCCTATTCTTGGCAAAACGCCGATGGCTCCAACATGATCTGTATGTTTCAAAACGATAGGCTGATCAGTAAGGCGCAGGCCGGGCTTTAGAGAAAAATGCAGTGGCTGCAAGCGCAACCACTAATCCTAACATGCCTTCTTCCTCCTCTCCTGGCGCCGCCATCACCGGCAATCCCGCACTCGAAAACGCCGTCTGGCTTTCGCCCGAGGCCATCGAGCCGAATCCGCTACTCGAAAGAAAAGCGCGGTTATTTAGATTTAGCTCTGACTGGAGCGGTAAGTGCTCGCTCTACATCCCACCCTGCCGCCAAGCGGCGCTGAAGCGTACTGTATTCGATCTGCATATCTTGCGCCCAAGCCGCGAGGCATTGGGTTTTACCCTGGAAGGTAAGTCTTCGGTTCGTGTGTTGATTGCGGTTTTGCTCTTTTGTCGTCGCCCATCGGCAATTTTCAGGGCAGTAGTTACCGTCATTGTCAATTCTATCCAAGGTCATTCCGTTCGGCGGTTCGCCCATGTCGTCAAGGAAATTTTCAAAACTGCGCCATCGCTCACAAACACCAATGCCCCGGCCACCGTATCTTGGATAATTGTCGTGCGCCGGATTAGTACATCGCTGGATCATGGAAGTCCACCGCGTGTAGGCAGAAGACCGGCACATACGGTGTTTGGCCTTAAATAAAGAGGAGGAGTTATGCCGCAGGCATCCACATGACTGTACTGCGCCTTTACGCAGATGCCCTGTCCTGACGCGCTTCAAGCCGCCGCAATCGCAACGACATTCCCAGTACACGCCATGTCCTTGCTGAGACTCTGCTTTTCGAAGAACCACCAGCCGGTTAAATCTCCGGCCTATTAGATCGAGTTTCGTCGGCATAACACCTCCATTAAACGCTTACTGATGAATTTTACATGACTAATAACATCGCCGTTTTACCATTTGAGAATGCTGTTTTTCTTGACATTAACTCAATCGAAAGCAGCCCCTTTCAGCCGCGCCGGGAATTTCCCGAAGCCGAAATGCGCGAGCTGACGGATTCGATTCGCACCCACGGCGTACTCCACCCCATCGTCGTGCGCCCGGTGAAAGGTAAAAAGCACAAGGGCGTCGCCTACCAACTGGTGGCGGGCGAGCGGCGCTGGCGGGCGGCAACGGCAGCGCACCTGAAACTGCTCCCGGCGACCGTGCGGGAGATGAGCGATTTTGAAGCGGCCACGCTCGCTTTGGTCGAGAACATTCAGCGCAACGATCCCGACGACTGGGGCATGGCCGAGCGGATGCGCTGGCTGATGCAGGAGCACGAGCGCCGCCACAAAGCGCCCATGAGCGAGCGCCAGCTCGCCAGGCAACTGGGAAAAAG